CCCTGACCAGCCTGATGATTGTCACCGCGCCGATGGTGGCGTCGGGCTTTGCTGCGGCGCTGCAGCTTCCCTTGTGGGTTGCAGCAGTTCTGCTGCTGCCTGCCTATGCCGTGCTGACTGAGTTCATCCAGCCGTAGCCTTGCCCTTGCTGGCCTCGCCATCGCCGCGTGGTTACGCTGCAACCATGTAGCGCAACCGCCAGCCGTGTTCGAGACCCTTGCTGCCGCCGGGGTGGTTGCCATGGTGGGATCGCTCTGGCGCCTTTCGGTCGAACACGCCGGGATGCGCGTCACCTTGGAGCAGGGACTGAACTCGGTGCTCAGGGAGTTCCAGGGTCTCCGGCACGACCTCAACAGAGACATCGCCCGAGCCGAAAGCATCCTGGCCGACCACGAAACCCGGATCCGCAAACTGGAGGAGGAGCCATGAGAAGCCGCATCACCGGCCACTTCGATGTATCGCTGATCCTCCCAGCCCTGATTGGCCTCATCTACGCCGGCACCGGCGGGTGGACTGCTGAGCGATGGAACGCTGCCCTGGCGATCATGGGCCTGGGCGCAACCGCAAGAGCAGGATTTGAGCGCGGCTACAACACCTACAACCCCGACCTGCGCCAGCCTGATCGCCCCCGCGACGAGAAGGGGCGCTTCATCGCAGGCCCCCATGACCGATGACACCCGCATCGTCGCGGACATCGTGGTTGGCGGCCTGCTGGCCCGCTGGCTGGGCGCTGCGCTGCAGCTGATCGCCCTCAAGGCCTTCATTGAGCCGGCAGCTGTGTGGGCCGGCCGCTCGCCCTACCGCTGGCTCGATCGCCTGCTGGGCGACGTCCTGCCCGATGGCCCGGGAGGCTCAGTAGTCCCAGCGCACCCTGGGGCGCCCCGGCCGGATGCCCACATGCACGAACCCCCGATGGGCGCCGTACCCGAGGCTGTAGGGCCAGTTGGCGTCGCACCACCGCTGGAGCTCGACCACTGACATGCCATCCAGGTAGAAGTCCACGGCGCCAGTTTCAGGGGCGTCGTACAGGTGCTCGCTTCGTGATGCGCCGCCCACCTGGGCATTGATCTTTGGCGGCCGGTGGCCAGAGGTGATGATCGCCGGACGCCGGAAGTGGTCCCTTGCCTTCTGCACAAACTGGCAGAGCACGATCGCGGTGTTGCATTGGTGCTGGCGGGTGAAACGCCTGGCCTCCGACCACAGCGTCAACTCGCCATAGGTGACATTGCGGGTGATGCTGTAGCTGAACGGGGATGTCGGCTTGAAACCTTCCACCGGCTCGATCGGCTGGTCTTGATACCCAGCCACCCATTCCGCGCTTTCATGCAGCAACCCCTTGTCTGCCTGGCGGATGTGCTGGCCCAGCTTCAATACCGCTGCCTTCTGATGCGGTTCGCCTTTGTAATGCTCCCAGAAATCCAACCAGCGCTCATCCGTGAGCGGCTTCTTTGTGGTGGGCATCATGGGAGCAGAACTCTGCATCCATGCAACCGTGGCTGACGCCAACCTGCGAGAGCTCTACGACCGCGGGCACAAGGCCGTGGTCGAGCAGCTGGTCGAAAAGATCGAGAACGGCGATGCAGACGATGGCGACCTGCGGCTGTTCGCCCAGCTGATGAAGCAGAACAACATCAGCGCCGCACCGATCGAAGGCACCGCCACCGAGGCGATGGCCAGGATGGCCGCCAAGCTCCACACCTTCGGGGCACTGGAGGAGAAGGCGAAGGTGGTGCCGATCCGCCCGGCACCGCCGGCTAGCGCTTGACGCCGCCCACCGCGCCGCTGGCCTTCGGGATGATCCCCAGGGCCAGTGCATCGAGCTTCGCGCCGGTCTCATCGAACCAAGCCGCCAGGGAGGCCTCCACCAGCTCCTCCTGGCGCCGCTGGGCCACGCGCAGCTGGTCCTGGGCCGCGGCCTCCACGAAGTGGGCTGCAGCGATCGCCAGGGCGTCGATCCGGTCGTCGTAGAGCAGGCTGCCCCTGTCGGTGGTAATCCGGCTCAGCTGGAACATCAGCGAGCGTGGGTGGCCGGTGTCCGCATCCCGCTCGGCACCTTCCCAGTCCTTCTGGATCAGCTCGCTGTTCACCACCAGCCGGTGCTGCTGCACCAGGGGCGCGAGCACGTCAATGATCCGCCGCTCCTTCTGCCCAGCTGACCGTGGGGCCTCCTCGATCGAGCAGGGGTAGATGCGCTGCATCACCGGCTGCAGGATCTTGCTGAACATGCCATCGCCGAAGTTCGGCTCAGGGATGACGGCATTGACCTGCCAGCGCTTGGCGATGCCCGCCAGCAGCTCCAGCACGTCGTCCTCATACCCCCGGGTGGTGCCGCCGCTCTCGAGCACAAACAGGTTGCCGCTGAGCTCGGCCACCACCGCCCAGGACAGTTCATCACTGCCGCGGCCAGAGGGGTCGATCGCCAGCACGCTGCGCCACTTCTCCGACCTGGGCAGCCAGCCCTGCACCATCATCGGCCGGTGGTAGTAGCGGTCAGCACCCAGACCCACGCAAGGCAGTTCGTTGATCCGCTGCTCTGCGCCGGATGCCCAGCTGATCACCTCCGGCAGCGCCTTGCCATCCAGCGGCATCACGATCAGGTCGCCCAGCCGGATCGGGAACTTGTCGAGGGTGCTCAGCCGGCAGTTGAGCATGTACTGCAGCTGCCAGCTGGCCTTGGTGCTGCCGGTCTCCCGCTGGATCAGCTCGGTGTCGTCAAACCGCTCCGGGTCGGTTGGGCCGCCCACCAGCTGCGGGTTGGTCTCGATCTCCTCCACCATGAGGGGGTCGAGGCAGCCGTCGTAGACATCGAAGGTGTCCGGCTTGGGGTAGCGGGCCGGCCACATCCGCATCTTGTACCCGCGCTCGCGCACCAGCCGCCAGTACATCGACGTTTCCAGGTGCGGTGTGCCGCGGAAGCTGATCTGCCGTGGCAGCGGCTGGCCGGCATCCGGCAACAGGATCGACTCGAACTCGGTGGTGGCCGCCCACAACCGCTCCTGCTTGAGCGGCGTGATCGAGTTGGTGAGGGTCTCGATGTCGTCGGGAATGATCATCGTGGCCCGCTTGCCGGTCAGCGACGGGCTGAGGATCCCGCACGCCCGCACCGATGGCGCACCATCGCCGCCGATGATCGCCGGGCCCACGTCGAACGCCAGGACGGACTGCCGCTGGTTCTCCTTGGGCTGGAGGCACTGCAGCAGGTCGATCTCCCGGATGCACCGGGCCATGAAGGTGGTGATCTCCTCGGCCTTGGTTTCGGTGGCGCCAGGAATCAGGATCTTCTCGCCCTCAGGGTCAATCCGCAGCCGGTGCAATGCCCGGGCGCCGCTGATGGTGGATTTGGCGATGCCACGAAAGCCAACCGTCACCGTGCGGTTGGGGCCCACCTCGTCCCATTCACAGATGCGCAGCTGCTGCTTGGTGGGTTCATCCGCTAGACCCAGCTCGCGGAGGATGTAGCAGAAGAAGTAGGCGAACCGGCCGATGCCCAGTTCAGGTGGGATGGGGTAGACGCTCATGCAGAGAGCCCCCCTGCCGAAACAGAGGGGCCCTCACACCACCACCGACCTTTGGCTTGGGCGTTCACCGCTGCCATCAAGCCGGTAGTCCCCCGGGAACCACCCCAGCAGGTCATCACAGGGTAGCTCAGCTGCCGTAACCGAGTTCGACCCAGATCCCTTCGTGCGCCAGGACTTTCTCCATCAGCTCGTTCTTGGTGAAGTCGTCAGGGTTCACCGTTTCCCCCCAGGTTGTCTCCAGCAGTGCAGCGATGTCGGCCTTAAGCAGTGCCGTCAACGCCGCGATGCGGGCGTTCAGCAGATCAACGATCGGGGACAGGTGGGTGGTGATGTTCAGGTCCACAATCCGTTCCCAGATGCGCCACAGCGGCACCACGGAGCCGGAGAACAGGCTGAGGTCCCTGCGCACGGAGCTGTCCAGCCAGACATTCATCGAGCGGGCCTGGGACACGGCTGCACCCCTGCAGGACAGCTACAGGCTACTCCGGGTCGCGGACGACATCCAGGGCTTCATCGAACTGCTGGAACAGGTGGCCGCGGCGTTGCGGGCTGCCCACTGAGGCCAGGCGGGGGTTGATGAGGAAGTAGCGGCTGCCGGAGGACTTGTCCACGGCGCGGGCGATCAGCTTCTCCTGTCGCAGCCGTCTGATGGACAGGCAGATGTTTGAGCTGGAGACGTTGATCTGCTCGGCCAGGGCCTTCTGGGTGACGTTGACGCGACCGCTGCGCCAGTTCATGTGACCGAGAAGGATCAGCAGGACGGCCAGGTCACGGGGCTCCAGCCGCTTGTCGGCCAGGGCGCCTGCTGCAGCGGAGACGAGTTCTTCGACAAACAGCATGACGAAGTTTTCCGAGCCATTTTCTCTGGGCTTCATTGTGAGGCGCGAATGGTGGGAGAAAGCAAGGTTCCCGCTAGTAGGTGACACCTAGGCGATCCCTAGGGAATAACGAACTCAGCAGTGGTACAAATGTTCAGCCCAGTCATACCAAGGGATCTGCTCTCGATAAAGTGAATGTCGATTTACTTTAGCCCCCAAGCACCCCAGTCCACCACTGACGATCCGAGATTCAGTCTGATCTCTTACTGGAGACCCAAAGCAGATTCACAACCCGGGGGAAAGAAGGGGGAAAGAAGGACAGAGGGCCACTCCCACCACGCTGCCTCCCACCCCACCTCCAGCCGGGCTGCCACCCTGCCACGACCACACCACCATCGCCACCCACGCCCGCCTTCCGGTGGGGTGGCACCACCTCCCTGGTATCTCCGCACCCCAGCGGACCCGCAGCCGCCTTCCTGGGCCGCCTGGCCCCCTCCTGTGCATCGCTGCAGACCACCCGCCCCCGGGTTGATCGCTGCAGATCCGGCGTCATCCGGCCCAGACCGTTTTGGGGTCGCGTCATCTAGTGGGGTCCCAATTTGGGGTCGCGTCATCTGGTGGGGTCCCCCACGCGAGGCGCAGCTGCTTCCCCCCTATGGGGGCCGCTCTGCTGCCCCTGGGGCCGCCGGTGGCTGCCCTGGTGCTGCCTGCCTGCCCTGCCTGCGGCTGCTGCGCACCCTGGGGCCTGCCCGGCCAGTGCTGGTGGGCCACTGCTGCGGATGCGTGATCCGCTGCGCCGGGCTGGTGGGGTGATGCCGGGGCAGCTGGGGTAACTGGTCCGCTCTTTTTTGAGAATGGTTCCCATTCCTATTCTTACTGTTACGAATTGTTACAGGTATGCACGCGCCCGCTTGGGACACGAATCAACCACGCACCAAAGCGGGCAGACTGTGGACATCTGCAGTGATGCAGACCACCACCACCGAACCTGGACAACCGATGACCACGACGACCACGCCGGCGCCGCTTGCGGACGCTGGCGAGACGATGCAGCGGCTGGCGTTCTGCCTGACCGCTGCAGTAGTGGCAGGCCGCTGCCACCAGTCGCAGGCCGACCAAGCGCTGAGCCGATGGCTGATGCGCCCGGTCGAAGCCTCAGGGCTGATGGAGCAGTTCGCCCACGTCAGCGCCGCCCACCGCGGGCTAATGCTGATCCGCTGGAGGCCTTCATGACCCGCAGCACAGCCGCCGCCCTGGTGCTGGCGGTGCTGGGGATGGCAGCCGCCGCCCTGGTGCCGCCGGTGCCAGAGCTGCCCGGGGAAGCCCGGCCAGCAACGCCGCACCACTGGCAGCACGCCAGCCACTGACGACAGCCCGGAGGGGGCCCGGTGCCCTCTCCCTGCTGCCCTCAGCAGCACACCACCACCACCACCGACCGACCGATGACCACGACACTTGCCGCCCTGGTGCTCGCCCTTCTCCTGTTGCCCTTGCTGGTCCTGTTGTGGGCCACCGAAAGCCGGCAGCAACGAGCCCGCCGGATGCGGGGATACGGGATGACTCAGCAGGCAATCGCAACCCGGCTGGGCTGCAGCCGCACCACGGTGCGCCGACTGCTCGCCGCGGCCTGATCACCACACCACCAACACCACCACCGACGACCGATGACAACGACAACCGCAAAGACCAAGACCGAGGAGCTCGCCGCTGTGCGGGCCCTGGCCGACCAACTGGGCCCTAACAGCTACCTGGGCCCTTGGCTGCGCGACGCCCTGCCCTGGCTCGCTGATCAGCTCCGCTGTGACCTGATGCCCCAGCGGGCCCAAACCATGGTTGAGGAGGCAGCCCGCCTGAGGGCCGATGCCTGCACCGATGCCATAGCCATCCGCAACCAGGCCCACAACGAAGCCCGCCAGACCCGCGAGGAGGTCGAGGCATGGGCAGGCAAGCGGACGGAAGAAGTGAGCGCCATCACCGGCCGCGCATGGGACGCCCTGCGGCTGGCCATGAAGGAGCTCGAACGATGAAACAGCACCGATACCACCAGGGGGCCCTAGCGGTCCCCTCCGCACAACCCCGCGACTACAGCCCGCCCGAGCTTGAGCTAGCCGGCCCGCAACAGGGCTGGTTGGCCCTCGATGGCGGCGCCCTGGGTCCGCTGTTCAACGACCACACCACCACCACCGAACCCGACCGATGACCCACGCCACAGCGCAACGCTGGCGACTGGTCAGCTACCACCCGACATGGGGCAGCGACTGGCGCCACTTCGCCACCTACTACGAGGCAGTGCAGGCCCGCGCCCGGCTGCTGGCCCTGCCGTCCGACGGCACCGGCTACACGATCGAGCCCTGCCAGCCGGAAGGGGACCGATGACCCGCACCTATCCGCAGTGGTGCCGCTCCCTGTATTGCGGGGAGACGGCCTGCCCCGCTGGCTGCCCACACCTGCCCGAGCTGCAGGAGTTCAAGGCTTGGCAGCGGCGCACCAACGCGCACCAGCCGGACCCGATCTGGAGCCCGACCATCTGGCAGGAGGCCTGAACAATGCCCATCAACGACCTATCGGACCCATGCGCTCAGGCGCTGCTGCGCAGCCGGGAACCCAAGCCGAACCCATGGCCCGGCAACCCCAACGCCTATGAGTGCCCCTGGGGCTGCAACGGGACCGGCTACATGCCGTGGTTCAGCCATATCGAAGGCGGAGTTTGTTTCCGCTGCCACGGGACCGGCTGGATTCTTGGCCGCGGCCACCAGCCCGCACCGATCAAGCGGGGCAACACCAGCCGCGCCAAATGGCGCAAGGAAGCCGGCCGGATCGTGCCGGCATGACACCAGCCCGGAGGGGGTGCGCTCCCTCCCTGCTGGTCTCACCAGCAACACCACCACCACCACCGACCGATGACCAAGACCGCAACCAAGACCAAGCCCAAGACCCGCAAGCCCTACGACGGGCCCACCCCAGAGGAGAAGCTGGCCGCCGATCTCATCGCCCTGATGGAGCAGGGCATCAACCCATGGCGCCGGCCCTGGGTTGGCTTCAACGGCGAGCACCGCAACCTTCTGACCGGCCACCAGTACCGCGGGGGCAATCCGCTCCTGTTGGAGGTCGGCAACCTCAGCCGGGGCAACACGCTGCCCCTGTGGATGGGTGCCGGCCAGGCCAAGGCCAACGGCTGGATGCCAGCCAAGGGCAGCAAGGCCGCCCGCATCGCTCAGCCGCGGCCCGTGAAGTTCGAGGACCCCGACAAGGAGCCCGGCGAGATCAGCAGCAGGGACAAAAACTTCATCGTCTATGGGCTGGTGCCCGTGTTCAATGCCGCCGACCTGGTGGGCGTTGACGAGGACAGCGCCGCGGCCCTGGCCCGCCGCATCGACGAGGCGACCGGGAAGGTCGATCACCGGCCCGAGCCAGAGCGTCTCGCGCACGCCGAGGACGTGTTGCAGGCCTGGCCCGTGGAGGCCCGCACCGGCGGCACCCTGGCCTGTTACAGCCCGGCGCTGGATCGAATCTCCCTGCCCGAGCCGCGGGCGTTCGACAGCCGCGAGCACTTCGCCGCGACCTGGGCCCATGAAGCGATCCACAGCACCGGCCATAGGGACCGGCTGGCCCGCGACCTGTCGGGCAAGTTCGGCACACCCGCCTACGCCCGGGAGGAGCTTATTGCCGAAATGGGCAGCGCGATTCTCTGCCGCCGGCTGCAGATCGGCTCAGAGCTCAAGGACCATGCCGACTACCTGGGCGGCTGGTGTCAGATCCTGCGCGAGGACCCGCGGGCTGTGCTCAAGGCCCTGGGCGCTGCCAAGAAGGCCGCCGATCTGATTGCCCCCGAAGCGATCGAGGAGGCGTGATCCCATCCCGGAGGGCTGTGGCCCTCCCTGCTGGGTTCACCAGCGCAACACCACAACCACACCCCGAACCATGCTCACCATTAGCACCACAGAGGCTGCCCTGCTGGCTGCCCTGCTCCGCCCAAGGGTCACAGCGCTCAGCGAGCTGCTGGCTGCCCAGATCCAATGCCTGCCGCCTGGCGATTCCAGCTGGGCCGATACGGAAGAACAGCTCGAGACCGCTCAGGCTGCCCTCTCCAAGGTGGAGGCGATCCGATGAGACGCTTCCTGGGAATAATCAGGCCGCTGCGCGTGCCGCTGCTGTTCGTGGTCATCCTCGCCGGCTGGCCCCTGGTGCTGCCCCTGGCCTGGCTCACGCTGCTGGGCTTCTGCGCGTACTGGTTGATCTGGGGGAAGCGATGAGCGCCACCCCTGCAGACGTTGCCGCCATGCTGCGCGGCATCCGGGCCCACCATCAGGCGATCAGCGCCAGTGCAGTTGAGACGCTTTTGCACGTCGCAACAGGCGCAGACTGCAGCGCCGAGCTGTGCCGCCGAATGGGGGTGGTGCGCCAAACCGTCAACCGGAACCTGCAGCACCTAGTTGGCCGCGGCCAGATTGGCAAAGGTCGGGTTAGGTCCAGGCTGGGGCTGGTGCAGCGGTCGAAACACCCGGACCGCAAAGGGTTTCGGCTTGAGCTCACGGAAAACGGCCGCGAACTTTTAGCTAGTACATTTGGACCATTTGAGCCATGAGAATTCGGCTTTTGGCGACCGTCTGCGTCCCTATCACAGGACGATGGCTGGAGTGGTCGCTATGGCTTGAGAACCATGGCGGCCGGCCCCGGCTTGCTCTGCAGCGGTGCCAAACTCCAGGTAGTAGGTATCACCTAGGACCGTGGATCTCCGTTCACTGGCCTTGGCTTTAGGCACTTTTGCCACCCAAGACCCGACCCGTTTCCCGCTGCACCACGCCCGGCTGTTCCTTGAAGTCGCTCTAAACGAGCCGACCACCTTCGAGCACCTAGAGCAGGCCCTCAACCTGACCAACTCCAGCGTGTCCCGATCGGTCTCAGCCCTCAGCGATCGAAACCGCCACGGCGACCGCGGCTACCGGCTGCTCACCGTGGAACGCGACCCCGAGGAGGGGCGTCGCTTCCTGGTCCGCCTGAGCCCTAAAGGCCGGCTGCTGCTCCAGCAGCTGCAGCGGATCTGATCACACCACCACCACCACCACCAACAGAACCACCATGACCGGATCAGTTCGCCGCACGGCGGACGGCTGGATTGCCGATGTCTGCATCAACGGCACCCGCCGCACCGCCAAACGCAAGACCAAGACCCAGGCCATCGAGGCCAAGCGCCAGCTGCTCGAGCTCCTGGTGGCCCGCAGCAAAGGCGAGCCGGACGGCATCACCATCACCGATGCCCGGGCCCTCTCCCTGCGCATCCGCTGGGCTGGCAAGGCCTTCGAGCGGACTGCGGCCATCTACAGCCAGGCCGCCGTAGATCACTTCGGCCCGCTCACCCAGCTGGGCAGCATCACTGCGCCAGCCGTGGAGGAGTGGCGGCAGCTGCTGCTGCGCGGCGGCAACCGCCCAGGGACCGTAAACGCCAAGGTGAGCTGCCTGCGGGCCATGTTCGGCGATGCCGTGCTCCATGGGCACCTGGCTGCAATCCCGCCGCTGCCCAGGCAGCTGACGAACCGCAACGTCAAGGACCGCACCTTCTCCGATGCTGAGATCGCAGCGTTCTGCGATCGGTTCCATGCCGCAGGCCAACCCGCCGCGGCCGACCTTTTCATCTTCCTGCTGGAGACCTGCTGCAGGTGGGGCGAGGCCGAGCGGCTGCGTGGGGCTGATGTGGATGTGGAGCGCCAAAGGGTCACCTTCTGGGAGACCAAAGCCAACCGGGCCCGCAGCGTGCCGCTCACCCGCCGCGGCCTGGATGCCCTGCTCCCCCATCTGCCGGCCGTGCCGGGCCATCGGGTCTACCCCTACAGCTACAGGCAGTTCAAGTGGCTGTTCGAGTGCGCCAAGGAGGGGCTGGGCATCACCGACCCGGCCCTAACGATCCACTGCACCCGCCACACCTGCGCGAGCAAGCTGGCGACCAAGGGGATCCCGCTCCACCAGCTGATGGCCTTCGGCGGCTGGACCTCACTCCAGAGCGTGCAGCGCTACCTGCACCTGCACACCGATGCCCTGGCGTCCTGCGTGGCAGCGCTTGAGGCCTGACTGTGGATGCGTCCACCGGATCACGGGAGGATGCAAACTGGGTGCGGTTGGGTGCAGGTTTCTGCATCCTCTGCACCCTTCTCATTTGCTGAGAAGCCTTGCCACAACTGGCCGGGGGTCTAGCTATCTGGTGAAAGCAGCGGACTCATAATCCGTTTTCCAGTTCTGCATCCCTGCAGATGTCTGGCCTGAACTGCAGTCAGGCACCCACTGATCAACTCTGCGGGGGTGGGGTGTAATAAGTGCATCGTGATACCGATGCTGCATCTTGCCTGCATCCTGCAATTCCTACACACCCTCGGAGGACCGCCAGCGGCATCTGGAATCGGCGGCTCAGGAGGCGGCAATCAACCGCTCGCGGATCGCCCGGGCCAAGCTCAAACAGCAGGAGAAGGAGAGCGCCACCGAATACGGCAGGGCCCTGTTCCATGCCCACGGCGAGCGGGTTGCGCTGGCGCTGGAGCACAAGCTGGGCAAGGCGCTGAACCGTGAAGAGTTGGCCGGCCCGTATCACGCCGGCATGTGGCTGCTGTTCCAGCTGGGCGACAAGGGGCCCCGCTCGATCGCTGCCGTCGCTCTGGGGGTGGTGCTCGATCGGATCAGCAAGCCCACCAGCCACCGGGCCATGGCATCCGCCATCGGCAAGGCGATCGAGGCAGAGATCAGAGCGCTGCCGATCGAGGACCGGGGGCAGGATCTGTTGCGCATCGCCCGCCGGCGGCACGGGAAACAGCTGGCATCAAGGGCCCGGCTGGAGCAGCTGCGCATCCAGGTGGAGCCCTGGGCTGCTGCTGATCGCTTCCAGGTGGGCGCCTTCCTGCTGGAGATCATCACCACCGAAACCGAGCTCCTGCGAACGACGAAGCAGCCAGGGCGCCGCGGCCTGCAGCTGGTGCCGGCGCCCGTGGTGGCCGAGATCATCGCTGCCCATCCGCCCACGCCAGCCCGGGCCCGCCGGCTGCCGATGCTCACCCCGCCCAGGCCATGGGAGGGGATGACCGGCGGCGGGCACCTCGACAACACCGAGCCCCTGGTGCGCAGCCGCAAAGGGCATCCGATCGACTACCTCACCACCGAGGCCCTGCAGCCGGCGCTGCAGGTGGTGAACACCCTGCAGGAGCAGGAGCTGCGGCTGGATCCATGGATGGTGGGCAACCAGCGCATTGCCTGGGATGCAAACTTGCGCGGCCTGTTCCCGATCCTGCGCGATCCGATCGAGGCCCCGCCCAAACCCACCGAGCTGGTGGGCAAGGAGGCCATGGCCCGCTGGCATCAGCAGGAGCAGGCATTTCACCGGGATCGGATCGAAGGCCGCCACGCCCGCAACCAGATCGAGAGCTCCATCCGCCAGGCCGAGCAGCTGGCCGGCGAGCAGCTGTGGTTCAGCTGGTGCATAGACATGAGGGGCAGGGCGTACACCGCCAACCGGCTCACCACCCACCAGGGGCCCGACCATGAGAAGGCCCAGATCCTGATTGCCAACGCCAGGCCCTGCGACGACCGCGCCGCCGACTGGATCCTCAAGGCTGCCGCGATCCACTGGGGCATGAAGGGCAGCTGGGTGGACCGGCTGCAGTTCGGGCGGGATCAGATCGAGCGGATGCTGGCCGCGGCCGAGGACCCGCTGGAGCGTGTCCATCTATGGCGTGATGCCAAGGAGCCGTGGCAGTTCCTGGCCTGCTGCCGGGCCATCCAGCAGTGGATCGAGGACCCCAGCCAGCCGATCCATCAGCCGGTGCGGCTGGATCAGACCAGCTCCGGCCCGGGCATCATCGGCGCGCTGCTGAGGGATCGCGGGCTGGCCCGGGCCTGCAACCTGATCGGCACCACCTGCCACGACCTCTACACCGAGCTGGCCCAGGAGGTGACGCTGCTGCTGCGCTCTGATCTGGAGGCCGGCGATGCCAAGGAGCAGCGGCACGCGGCCTGGTGGCTGGAGAAGGGCATCACGCGGGCCATGGCCAAGATCCCCGTCATGTCCACGGTCTACGGGGCGAAGCTGCTGGGTGTGACCGAGCAGCTGGTGGCCCTGCTCGATGAATCAGAGGGTGCGGTGTCCCTGGGCCGGCTGGAGCGCGAGCGGCTGCTGCCCTGCCGCTACCTGGCGCGGAAGTTCGGCCTGGCTGTTGGCGCCCGCCTGGGTGGCGCCGTGGCGTTCCAGGCCTGGCTGCGGGCCGTGGTGCGCTGCTGCAGCGCCAAGAACAAGCCGATGCAGTGGACAACACCGATGGGGCTGCCGATCCGGCTGGGCAAGGAGCTCACCGCCAGCAGCGGGGTGAAGTCGCTGCTGCATGGCACCCGCCGCTGGCAGACGCTGCTGGATGCGCCGCCACCGGGGAAGCTCAGCGCCCTGGAGACCGGCCGGGCGATCACCGCCAACCTGATCCACTCCTTCGACGCGGCCTTGGTGTGGGCGATGGTCTGCGATGGTGCAGATAAAGGCGTCACGGTGCTGCCCAACCACGACTGTTTCGCCGTCCCGCCCTGCGATGCCGAGTGGCTGCACAGCACGCTGCTGTGGCGCACTGGGGAGCTCTACCGGCCGGACTGGCTGGCCGAGATCACGGCCGAAATCCAGGCTACGGCTGGGGTGCAGCTGCCAACGCCGCCGATGGTGGGCACGCTGGAGGTGGGGGAGATCGGCAGGAACCCCTACCTGTTCTCCTAGAGGTATTGCCTAGGTGGCTCCTAGGTGCCATGCTGCTGCAGCAACTCTGCATCCATGCAGCACAAATGCCGCGAGAACTGATTGTGACCCCAGTGGGCGAAGCCTGGTGGGCGAAAGTGTTTGAGCCTGAGGAGGATCGCTTCGAGGAGGACAAGCCTCGCCAGTGGTCGATCGAATGGGCTGGCCCGCAGAACAGCCGCGAGGTGCTGGGCCTCATGCAGGCCATCGAGGCCGAGTTCGCTCGCCTCAATGGCGATGGCGCCAAACCCAGCAAGAACGCCTGGCCGTTCAAGGAGCAGACCGACAAGGAAGGCAACCCCACCGGGCTGCTGGCGTTTCGGATGCGCAAGAACGAAACCACCAAGAAGGGCAAGGTGCTCCAGGCGCCGGCCATCTACGACAGCCACAAGAACCCATGGCCTGCCGACACCCTGATCGGCAATGGCAGCAAGGTGAAGGTGGCGTTCAGCTGCTACGGCTGGGAGGACAAGTTCGGCAAGAAGGGCATCAGCCTCAGTCTTGAGGCGGTGCAGGTGCTGGATCTGGTGCCCTACGAGCAGCGCGATCCCGGCGATGCCTTCGGGGTGGAGAACGGCTATGTGGTGGACACCCCGGCCGATGCGTTTGGTGGTGGTGAGGAGCTCACCCCGAGCCAGCGACTGCAGCGCCAGGCCGCGCAGCAGCAGGTCGAGGAGGAGATCCCGTTCTGATGACCGTGCGATCAGCTGACTTTGAGCTGCCGCTGCCGCTTCAACCCAAGGAGCGGCCGCGCTTCTCTGGCCATGCTTACAACAGCAAGAAGTACCGGGACTGGATGCAGCAATGCCGAGCAATTCTCGGCGAGTGGTGGACAATCCCGCCGCTTGATAAGGGTCAGCTGCTCGCTGTTCAGTTCTATTTCCGGGGGCCTGGCACCAGTGATCTCGACAATCTCTGCGGTGCAGTGATGGATGCCGGCAAGGGCATTCTCTGGGTCGATGACCGGGTGACGATTCTCAAAAGGATCGAAGCCGAGTGGGAGCAGGCTCCCAAGAAACAACAATCCATCATTCTCAAGGTGATCTGGGATGAACAATCACGGCTATCCACCGCTGGCTGAGCAGGAGTGCGGCAACTGCCGCTACAGCCGTGCCACCAAAAGAACCGACGACGTGCTCAGTTGCCGGCGTGATTCGCCCAAGCTGACTGATCTCAAGCACTCCGACGACGACAAGACCTCATGGGGCTGGTGGCCGGCTGTCTGCCCTGACTTCTGGTGCGGCGAGTGGGCGCCGCAGGAGGTGACTCGATGAGGTGCCCCCGCTGCGACCACGACCGCACCAAGGTCGAAGAAACTCGGCCGCGAGAGGAAGGCGACCTGCGGTATCGCCGCTGCCTCAAATGCGCAGAGCGCTTCACCACCATGGAGCGGGTGTGCGTCAACGACCCAGGCGCGGCCGGGTATCTCGACGCACATCCCCTGCGGGTGGTGCCGGAACCCCAGCAACCCGCCAAGGCCCCTGCCAAGGCCGCCCGCGCCGCCCGGTTCATGCCGGACGAGGTGCCCGACGACTTCGGCATCACCGCCGAGGCTGCACCGCTGCTGCTGCAGTGGTGGCGCGAAAGCCGCCGCAGCAAGCACGGCAGCAAGGCCACCTGGACTGAGGCCGCCTGGTTGGGCAGTGTTGCCCGGGTGGGCCGGCTCCCCGCCGCCAAGCAGGTCGAGCTCTGCACCGCTGGAGTGGAGAACGGCTGGCAGTCGCTGCGCGAGGAGTACCTGGGCAGCCACAAGCCGCTCGGCCTGCCGCAGATGGGCCGCCGCCCCATGCCCAAGGACCCCGCCATGCTCGCCGCGCTGGAGGAGCCATGGCCGGCCTGACTGCCGAGACCTTCCTGGCGGTTGCCGAAATGGTGGCCGGGCACCTGCGGCTCAAGGAGGCCGATCGGTGGAGCCCCCATGTGTGCCGGCTCAAGCTGCACAGCTTCAAGGCTGAGTTCCCCGAGGTGAACGACCCGCAGCTGATGTGGGCCGCCGAGAGGTGGATCCAGTCCACCGACCCCCAGGCGTTCCATCGGTTCCCGATCTGGGCTGAGCTGATGGCGCCGCTGTACCGGACAGAGGGCGGGCTGGCGAATCGCAGCTGGGGCCCGAAGGAGGACCTGCCTAAGTTCGTGCAGTTCAAGCCGGCCCAACTGGCGCTGCTGCCCGAGCTGCCCGCCTCGATCCATGCCGCGCCCGACCCGGCTAATGCCGGCGCCTATGCACTGGTGCAGGGCAGCCAGCGGCCGGCGCTGCCGCCAGCTGACGAGGCCCAGGGCCTCACCGATGAGCAGTGGCAGGCCTATCTGGAGCGGGTGAAGGAGGAGGCGGCAGCATGAACCCGAAATACACAGACAACTGCTGCTCATCCTGCGGTGGTCAAAGTCTGGAGGTGATTGAGTCAAGACAAAGAAAAGATTGGCGCCGCCGCCGGCATAGTTGCGTGCAGTGCGGGCACAGATGGACCACATACGAAATCAGCGCTGAGCGATTTGAGGAATACCGGGCCGCAAGCCATGCGCTAAGAGCAATTCTGGATTGCAATAGCGAATACCAGCAAAAGGAGGCCCCATGCAGCCCCTGATCAGCAGCGCTGCACTGCAGGGGATCCTCGAAAAGGGTCTGCTGCAGGGGTACTGGTCGATCGACCAGTTCAACAAGACCAGCAAGAAAGGCGAGCCGGTGTTGCCCACGCCTGGGTTCATCACCGAGCACCCGCAGTTCTTCGACCGGGCCCACCGCGACCTTGATGCCTACGCCCAGGGCGCGGGCAGGAGGGATTGGTTTTGAGCTGGCCCACCGACTACGAGATCGGCCAGCCGGTGCGCGTCCGCTACCAGGGCGGATGGCGCAGCGGCCAGGTGGTCTCCACCCGCACCCGCAGCTGCATGGTCCTGCTGGTGCGCGGCAGCAATCAACAGACCATCAACATCCACGATCCCCGCAACATTCAGCCATGCCCCCCAACAAAGACGACCGGCTCGATGTCGAACGATCAGCCGTCCTTCGGCTGAGAAGTGATGCGCTGCAACGTGTGCAGCAATCAGGCGAGAGCTTTTCTGGCCGCTGGTGGGATGGCTACCTGCGGGCTATTGACCACATTCTCGAAATGGAGAACGAATGATGGGCTGGAGTGAACCAAAGGTCTACGAGTTTGAGGGCCCGCAACCTGTCATCGGCCCCGGCGTCAGCCGCCCCAAGCCAACCGAATCAGCCCGGCTGTTTCGGCTCCGGGTGAAGCTGCCCGGCAAACCCCAGATGACGGTCACGCTGCCAGCGCCCACCCGAGGCAAGGCGATCATGTACTGCAAGAACCGCTGGCCAGGCTGTGATGCGGAGGTGGTGGAGTGAGTACACCACACCGCGCCACACCTGAGCAGTGGGCCAATCAAGAACATTGGGCTAAATGCGACGAGGACAGCGCCTGCCTGATTGATCTCCGCGCCCGCGTCGAGGCGCTGGAGGCTGCGGCCAACTTATCAGCCGGCCTTACAAGTTCCAACCATCCGGCCGCACCAGATAGTTCGCTGGTCAAGAGGGTGCATAGCTGCATCGTGGGCGAGCCACCGTGTGGCCGCATGCGGGCCCGCGCCGCAATCCGCGAGGTGGCGGCGGCTGCCAGGGGGCTCCGGTTCACGACCGCCAGGGCTCTGATCGACTGGCTGGAGCGGGAGGGATTGCGATGAAGCTATCCACGCTTGATCTCGGCGGCGGCATGACTGCCAGCGCCCACCGTGGCGGCCCGTCCGGTCGCTACTTCGTTGGCTACTCCAAAGGTGTCAGCTGGCTGTTCTATGACATCGAATCGCTGCGCCGTTTTCTTCGCCTGCCACCTGGGACACCAAGCCGCCAGGCCTTTGATGAATGGGCGAACAGCCTTGAACCCGACGAGCCGACCACGAATGAAAGCTCTAATTGACACCGAGGTCTATCTGTTCCGCGCTGCTGCAGCGTGCGAAATGGAAGCCGAGTGGGCCCCCGACGACTGGACCTACATCTGCCGCCACGGTGACGCGCAGGCCCAGTTCCAAGACCAGATCGCAGAGCTGCTCGACCACCTGCAGGGTCTCCAGCCGGTGCTGGTGTTCTCCGCTGGTGTCAGCTTCCGCTATGGCGTCTGGCCCAAGTACAAGGCCAACCGCAAGAAGTACCGCAAGCCCGCCGGCTACCGGCAGCTCAGGCAGTGGGTCGCCCAGGCCGCGCCATCCCGCGGCTGGCGGGTGGTCGAGCTGCCCGACATCGAAGGCGATGACGTGCTCGGCGTCCTCTACGAGGAAGGCGACGTGATCGTGTCGATCGACAAGGACATGCTCACCCTGCCCGGCCACCACCTGCGGGACGGGCAGATCATCGAGGTGTCCCGGCACAACGCGGACATGGCCTTCTACACCCAGGCCCTGGTCGGTGACACCAGCGACAACTACCCCGGCTGCCCGGGCTGCGGTCCCGTCGCTGCAGAGAAGGCGCTGGCCGGGTGCTCAACTGAACGTGAAATGTGGGCTGCAGTTGTTGCCGCCTTCGGCAAGAAAGGTCTCGATGAGCGCTATGCCATCCAGCAAGCCCGCTGCGCTCGCATCCTCAGGCCCGGCGAATACGACCTGGACAGTCACACTGTCCGCCTATGGGAGCCCCCGGTAGCCTAAGGAGGTCTGCATAGGTGCAGTGTTCCCACTCGTCAGCGACGAATTGATCGCCAGGCTGGAGGCCACCTTCGGCCAAAAGCCCGATCGCTCGATGAGCCATCGGGAGATTGATCACTGGATCGGCGAGCAGAGCGTGGTGGACTGCATCAAGCGCTGGCACGCCGAGCAGCAGGGAGGGCTGGGCTGATGTGCGTTGGCGGCTCCGCCCCCAGGGCCACGATCACCGTTCCCAACTACGACCGTTACGACCGGATGCTCGATCGGCAGATCGAACTCACCCAGTCCGTCCAGAACACCAAGACGCTGGCGAAGCAGGAGAAGCTGAACTTCGCCATCGCCCAGCAGCAGGGGGCGCTGGCCAACCTGCTGAGCGTGCAGGAGGCCCGGGCCAATGCGACCGCTGCCGACGCGCAGCGCATGGCTGCACTGATTGGCACGCCGCCGCCCGAGCCGACAGCCGAGGCGCCCGTCATTGGCGACAGCCGCAAGGGAATGAGCCAGGCAGAGGGCAAGCGCACGCTGCGGATTGACCGCAGGTCCCGCTCCTCCAGCGCTTCTGGCGCTGGCCTCAACATCGCTCGGTATTGACCATGTGCACCGGATCCAGCCCAAGCCGCCCGAAGATCAAGGAGGTGGGGCCAAGCAAGAAGGAGATGCGGAAGCAGAAGAAGGAGATCCGCGGGTTGAAAGCGGAGATCCGCGACACCCAAAAGGATTTCCGCCAGCAGCTCCAGGCCCAGATTGATGCGGCCAACCTCGCCGCCGAAGAAGCCGCAGCCGAGGCCGCTGCGCAGATGGCCGCAATGGAGCTGGCCAACTCCCAGCCCGTCTACACGGTCGAGACCGCCCAGCAGGAAGCTGTCTCGCCCCAGGTCACCCAGCCCACCCAGCCGCAGCAGCCGATCCGCACCACCGGCAGCCTGACGATCGGGGCCCGCCGCGCTCCGGCCACTGGCCTGAACATCGGCCGATGACTGCAGAAGCCCGCTACAAAAAACTCGAACCAGCTCGCAACCACTGGATCGACCGTGGCCGCGAGGCGGCGGCATTGACCCTGCCATGGCTGCTGCCATTCGACGGGGATCCGGAACCCCAGGCGCTGGAGAAGATCACCCATCCGTGGGACGGCATCGGCCAGCGGGGCGTCCACAACATCGCCAGCCGGCTGCTGCTGGCGCTGCTGCCACCCACTGAGACGTTCTTCCGGTTCGTCCACGACGACATGGAGTTTGCCCGGCAGCAGGCCCAGCTGGCAGCAGAGGGGATGCCGCCTGATCGAATCGCTGAACTCAAGACCCAGATCGACAAGACCCTGGGGCTGATGGAACGGGCGGTGCTGCGCAGCATCGAGACCAGCAACGACCGCACCGCGCTGCATGAAGCGCTGCTGCACCTGATCGTGGCCGGCAACTGCATGGCCTATGTCCCCGAGGACGGCTGCAAGGTGTTCAACCTCTACCGCTATGTCCTGCGGCGTGACCCGATGGGCAAGCCGCTGGAGGCGATCGCCTGCGAGCGGATCCCGGCAGACGAGCTGCCCGAGGCGGCCCGCACCATCCTCGACCAGGCCGAGCCGATGGACGCCAGCTACGAGGAGCTCCCCGGCGGCGGGCAGGAAAAGCAGCCTGACGAGCGGATGGTGAAGGTCTACACCCACATCTGCTGGGAGAAGGACAAGTGCCGCTGGTATCAGGAGATCAAGGGCCGGCGCATCGAGGGCAGCGAAGGCAGTTCGCCCCGTGACGTGGCGCCCTGGATTCCGCTCCGCATGTTCCGCATCGACGCGGAGGACTACAGCCCTGGCTATGTCGAGGCCGCGTGCATGGCCGACCTGCAGACCGCGAACGCCCTCACCCGGGCCCTGACCGAGGGTGCGCTGGTGAGCGCCATCTGCAAGTTCCTGGCCAAGCCCGGCGCTGCCGTCACCGCCAAGCAGTTCAACGAGGCCGCCAACGGCGCTTGCCTCACCGGCAACCCGGAGGACATCACCGCCGTACAGGTGGGGAAGGGCAGCGACCTGGCCGTGGCCGAGCAGCGGTTGCAGCGGGTGCAGGCCCGGCTGGCTACTGCCTTCATGCTGAGCGACATCCGCGACAGCGAGCGCACCACCGCCGAGGAGGTGCGGCTGCAGGCCCAGCAGATCGAGAACAGCCTGGGCAGCGTCTACTCGATCCTCACGACCGAGTTCCAGTACCCCTACATCAGCCGCAAGCTGCACCTGCTCACCAAGGCCGGGGGCCTGCCGCCGCTGCCGGATGACTCGATCAAGCCGGTGGTGAGCGTGGGCCTGGCAGCCGTGGGTCGGGGTAACGATCTGGAGCGGCACGCCCGCTTCATGCAGATCCTGCAGCAGACGATCACCCCGGAAGGCACGCTGCAATACCTGATGCCCACCGAGCTGATCAGCCGGCTGGCGGCAGCCATGGGAATCGACACCGTGGGCCTGATCAAGACCCAGGAGCAGATCGCCGAAGAGCAGGCCGCCCAGCAGCGGGCCGCCCAGCAGCAAGCGCTGCTGCAATCGCCAGTGGCGGATCCGCAGAAGCTGGCCACCGCCGCGGCCACCGTTCAGGACATGCAACAACCCACTGAGGAGCCCGCCCAATGACCGCCACCCCGATCCAACCCACCCCCGACCAGCTGGCCCTGGCCGGCCCTGGCTACGACAAGGACGCACTGGCTGGCTTCCTGCAGGAGATCGCCGAGGAGGACCAGGCTCTCGCCGCCGGTACGCTGGAGCCGCCCGCCCCGGTCGCGGCACCTGACTTCGCCACCCTGGAGGTGCAGGGCGACGAGGTGGAGGCCGAGCAGGAGCAGGGCGAACAGCGGCCCCTGGCCGGGAAGTTCAAGTCCCCCGAGGATCTGGAGAAGGCCTACCTGGAGCTCCAGAAGAAGCTGGGGCAACGGGCTGATTCAACCGTCAAGGATTCCTTGACAGCTGAGCCTGAGCCCATCGAGGTGAAGCCGCTCACCCGCGAAGAGTCGGTGGAGGCCTGGGGCGAGTCTGTCGTGACCGCCGCCGAGCAGGAAGGGATCGACCTGCAGGAATGGTGCAATGACCTCTACGCCGGCAAGGACACCAGCGAACGCCGCGGCAAGCTGGCGGCAGCGCTGGGCCTGCCCGAGACGCTGATCGAGCGCTACGAGGCCGGCTCCCTGGCTGCCGTGGCGCCCAAGGAGCAGGCGGCTGCTGGCCTGAGCGACGAGGACGTGGCCTCGATCCGCGCCATGGCTGGCGGTGATGCCAAGTTTGCCGAGCTCAGCCAGTGGGCTCTGGCCAATCTCACCGAGGCCGAGCTGGCGGATTACAACGATGCGGTCAACACTGGCAACCCGGCTGCCGCCCGCGCTGCTGTCCGCTGGCTGCAGAGCAAGGCCGCCACGGCGGATAAGGAGCCGGCCCTGGTGATGGCCAGCGGCGGCACCGCCAACCCTGCCCTGGATGTGTTCGAGACCGAGGAGGAAGCGATGGAGGCCAAGCAGGTGCTCACCAAAGGCGGCAAGCAGCGCTACTTGGTGGACGAGAAGTACCGCCGCTACATCGACGCCAAGTTTGCACGGTCTCCGATCTTCCTGTAGAAGGTGTGCATGAGTACGTCTGCACTCACGCAGAGCACAGGCCGGCCTAGGCCGACACCCTGATCGCAAAACCGTAGAGGTGGCAGAGGCTCACAGCAAACCTTGCAGTGACGCTTATCACGCCATCGCGGCTTGGCCAAATCAAAGGCAATGCCGCAGACAACTACGCCCTGTTCCTGAAACTGGGCATGTCGGAGGTATTGACCGCCTTCGATCGCAAAACCGTTTTCACCGGCCGAGTCAAAGAGCGCTCCATTCGGGGTGGTCAAAGTGCTCGGTTCAAGGTGACTGGCCGGCGCATCGCTGGGTATCACACCCCTGGCACGCCGATCACCAACGTCCCCACGGACGGCAACAACCCCAACCCCAGCAACGCACCTTCGGATCGCAACGAGGAGATCATCAATCTCGATGGTCTGCTGGTGGCGCCCGACACCGTGTACGACCTGGACGACCTCATGGAGGACGTGCAGTATCGGCAGGACATGATGCACCAGCTGGGTGAGGCCCTGGCCCGCGAGAAGGATGCCCGGATTGCCCGGGTGCTCTATGCCGCGGCCAAGCGCAGCACCGAGCCGCTGAACAAGGCCAGCAATGCCGGCCGCACCGGCACCGCCCGGACCCTCAGCGCCGGTTATGCCACCGCCTCGAAGCAGGCCAAGGGCGATGAGCTCGCTTCTGTCATCGGTGACATCAAGGTCGCCATGCAAAAGAAGGATGTCCCCACGGATGACCTTGTGGTTGTCGTGCCTCCCGATGAGTACGACTTCCTCAACGAAGGCAGCAAGGTGATCAATGCCGATTTCAACCAGGGGTCGGCCAATGGCACCTATGGCGGCGGCACCATCGGCCGGGTGAAGGGTCTCCCGATTATGTGGTCTAACCATGTGACCCAGGCGGCCTACACCAACACCGCCTTCGATCGCAACGCGGCCTACCAGCAGAACCTGTCCAAGTGCCGGGCTCTGATCTTCCACAAGGACGCGATCGGTGTGCTCACCCTGCGCCGCCCGCAGCTGCAGATGACCGCCCCCGGCGGGGACTACAACGTGGTCTACCAATCGCAGCTGTTTGTGGCCCGCATGGCCATCGGCATGGGGATTCTCCGCGCCGAGTGTGCCGCCGTGATCGAAGTCCCCTAGCCTGGGTAGGGACAACGGAGGCTTCTGCCCCACCTGCTCCTGGGTGGGGCTTTTTCATGGCTGCCGATAGCATTGGTCTGCACCGTCGCAGCGGTATGGGGCTGACCAACCAATCGGCGACGCCGGGCCGCACCAGCCTGCTCGATGCGGTGAACATCCTGCTGGCCAACATCGGCGAGCAGCCAGTCAGCACGCTGGAGGACCAGCAGGTACTGGAAGCCCGCAACGCCGAGGACACGGTGCTGGAGTTCCACAAGGAAGGGCAGACCCGTGGCTGGAGCTGGAACACCGAGCGGGACTATCCCTTCACCCGAAACGACGCCGGCGAGATTTCGGTCCCGGCTAACGCCATCAGCTGGCAGCCAGACCCCTACCAGTTTCAGCACCGTTACCAGCTGCGTGGCCAGCGGGTCTACGACAAGTGGCGCCACACCTACCTGATCGAGGAGAAGGAGCTGCTGGCAGACGTGGTGTGGCTGCTGCCCTGGGATGAGTGCCCCGAGGCCTACAACCGCTGGAGCCTGATCCGCTCTGCCCGCGTGTTCAGCGCACGGACGGTCGGCGACATGGCCAGCGTGCAGTACACCCAGGTCGATGAACAGCAGGCGCTGATCGAGCTGCTGCGGGTGGAGAACACCCAGGAGGCGCCCAACATGATCACGGGCCGGCGGCGCTTCCCAACCTTCCAGCCAGCTGAGGGGCTGACCGACCGCCTGATGGGGGGTGTGTTCTTGTGAGCCTGGTTAGCTACATGATCCCCAACCTGATCCAGGGGATCAGTCAGCAGCCGGATGCTCTGCGCGACCCGACCCAGGGCGAAGTGCAGGTGAATGGCATGAGCTCCCTGGTTGATGGCCTGCGCAAGCGAGAGGGCACCCAGGTCATCGCCAAGGTGTCCAATGACACGCTCGGCAATGTCGCGCTGCACCAGATCCAGCGCGACGCCGAGGAGCAGTACTTGGTGGTGATCGCCAGGAATGACATCAAGGTGTTCGAGCTGCTCACCGGGGTTGAGCGCTCGGTGTCGGCGCCCGATGGCTACGGCTACCTGGCCGGCGGGGGCAACCCACGGCTGGATGTCCGCGCCGCCACGATCGCGGACTACACCTTCATCAGCAACACCAAGCGGCTGCCCGCGATGGCGGCGGCCACCGCACCAGCGGACCCAAGGCCGCTGCCGCATGAGTGCCTGGTGTGGGTCAAGGCCGCCAACTATGGCCAGACCTACAGGGTCAACCTCAACGGCACCGAGGTCACGGTCCAGACCGCCATTCAGCCAGTGGTGGTGGATGACGGCACTGTGACCGAGAACAGGATCTCAGCGGCCGAGATTGCAAGCCAGCTGCGCACTGCGCTGGCTGGCGTTGCCGGGGTCACCATCACCAGGAGCGGGTCGGTGTTGTGGCTGCGGAGCAGCAGCGCCATCACGATCGAGGCGACCGACGCCCGTGCCAACGCTGACATCGCGGCGATCACTGGCTCTGTCCAGTCGTTCACCGAGCTGCCGACCGCTGCCCCGAGTGGCTATCAGGTGAAGATCGAGGGCAGCCCCAGCAACAGGTTCGACAACTACTACGTCCGCTTCGTCCCCGGCGAGGGCGCCGGCGCCTTTGGCGAAGGCGTGTGGGAAGAGACCGTGGCGCCAGGGACCCAGTTCAGGATCGACGCGGCAACCATGCCCCACCTGCTGGTGCGGCTGCCCAACCGCAGCTTCTGGTTTGGCCCAGCAGATGGCCGGACGGTCAGCGGGGTCAAGATCCCCAAGTGGGGCGAGAGGGGCGCCGGAGACCTGGACACGTCGCCAGACCCGTCATTCATCGGGCACCCGATTCAGGACGTGTTTGTGTTCAAGAACCGGATGGGTTTCTTGGCCGATGAAAATATCATCCTCAGCCGCACAAGGGACTTCTTCGAGTTCTTCCCAGAGACCGCTACTGCCGTTCTCGACACTGACCCAATCGACCTGACGGCGACCAACCCGCGTGTGGCGCTGCTGCGTTATGCCATTCCGTACCAGGATGAGCTGATTGTTTTCGCGGATCAGATCCAGTTTCGGTTCAATTCCGCAAACGCTTCGCTGACGCCATCGACTGCGCAGATCACGCTGCTCACCCAATACGAGATCGACCCAAACGTCAGGCCGATACAGGCCGCTGGCTCGATTGTGTTTTGCCAGACCAACGGCGAGTGGTCGCAGTTTCAGGAGTTCAGCATCCGAGGCGCGGGGACAGCGCTGGTGGCTGATGCGTCCGACCTGACGACGTATGTAAGCAGCTACATCCCGAACCAAGTCACAAGGCTTTCGGCCAACGATATTGGCTATTCCTGGTTTGCGATTTCGGACAAGCCTGGCTATCGCAATCGCATCTATGTCTTTAAGTATTTCAATCGCAGCACGGCGGAAGGGGTGCGGAGGGAGCAAAGCAGCTGGAGCTACTGGCAGCTGAACGGTGCCGGCCGGATTCTGCAGATCGTCTGCGTGCAAGAAGTTCTCTACGTCCTTGCTCAGTACGGCAGTGGGGTGTGGCTGGAGAAGATGTCGGTCACCGACAAGATGAGCGAGCCGGCGGGCAGGGTGCTGCCGCTGCTCGACCGGCTGGTCAGCACCACGACGGACACGCCGCAGGCCATGCGCGTTGCCGATGGCACCTACGACCTGGCGACGGACACCACGGCTTGGCAGCTGCCGTTCCCGGTTGAGGCCCGCACTGTTGCCGCCAGGGCCGGCCTGGCGCAGGGGCAAGGCGTCAGCGCAGTGTTGGGCGAGACCAGCGATGGCCGGCGCATCAGTGCAAGGGGCGACTGGCGGGGCAAGGCCGTCTATTTCGGCGAGGCCTACGAGTTCCTCTACCGCTTCACTCGCTTCAAGCTCTACCGGGATGCCGGCGATGGCCGCGTGCCGGGGAACGTGGAGCGGGTGCAGGTCCGCCATGCCCGCGTCCGCTACCACGGCTCCCTCTATTTCGAGGCGCACGTCATGGCAGAGCGCCGCAGGGCCGCGGTCTACACCTTCACCGGCAAAACCTTGGATGTCCGCGGCTCTGTCGTTGGCGATGAAGCCTTCCCCAATTCCGAGCCGCGGCCTCGCCGCTATCTCGATGGCGTGTTCACGATCCCCATTCAGTCGAGGGGCGACACCTGCATCGTTGAGCTGCGCAGCAGCAGCCCAGACCCCTGCCAGTTCACGACCTGCGAATGGGTGGGCCTGGCGTTCAGCAAGGCGAGGGCAATGCGATGAGGTGGGCGCCGCCGACCAAGGATCGGGTGCTGCATGTGGCCCGCCACCTGCGCAGGCAGGATGCAGTCGAAGTGTTCTGCAGTGATGGGTTGCAACCAGCAGAAGCGGTAATCCTCAGCTGGAAAAACTCCCCCGACTGCCGTTGCATAGAGGGAGATATTGGAGAGCCAGTGGGCCTGTGTGGCATTGCGCCAAGGGGGAGGATCTGGATGCTGGCCACCGATGGCCTGCTGGCCACACCGTCCCATCGCCGGCAGTTCGCCAGGGGTGCAAAGCTCTGGGTGGATGGGCTGGTTGCTGAGGGTGCTGGGCCGCTGTGGAACCTGGCGCTGTCCAGCAACGTGATCACCCTGCGGTGGCTGCGGTCGCTGGGGTTTGAGCTCAGCACGCCCGAGCCCCATGGGCCCTGCGGGCAGCTGTTCACCTTCTTCGAGAGGAGGGCCTGATGCCTCTGCCCCTGATGGGCCTATCCCTGGCAATGGGCGGCCTGAACGCAGGCCTGGGGATCCTTGGTGCTTCGCAGAAGCAAGCTGCCGCCGAGCAGGATTACGTCAACCAAAAGGCGTTCCAGAGCGCCAACCAGCAATTCGCCCAGTGGCAGGCGGGGTTCACCAAGCGCTACGCCGACGCCAATCAGCAGTACCAGTATTGGCAGTCCACGCTGGCCTACAACCAGCAGCGGGCCTATGTGAACAGCCTGCGCAACTTCGAGCTGAGCAAGGCAATCGCTCAGGCCGAAGTGGTCAGGCAGACGCGAGCCGCCGCTGGTGCTGACTTTGCCCTGCAGTCCGATGCGCTGAGCCAGCAGTTTGCCGAGGCCTCGATGGCTGATGCCGTGGCCTACCAGCAGTACCAGGTGGCGGCGCTCAAGGCGCGGGCGTCAGTGGCGGCCAGCGGGCAGGAAGGCAGCAGCATCGACCGGCTGATCAACGATTACGCCCGCCAGCAGGGCGACTACGCCACGATCCAGCAGATCAACGAGGGGCTGCGCAGCAGGCAGTACACGAGGGCGCAGACGGCCCAGGTGACCCAGTACCTGAGCCGATACAACAGCCAGCAGTTCTACGAGCAGCAGCCGTATCTGGAGCCGATGCGGCCCTTCCAGCCGCTGCCGACACTGCTTGCCCCGCCGGCGCCAACGATGACCGGGGCGGCGCCCAGTAGCGGCCCTGGCGTACTGGGTGGCCTGACCGGGCTGATGGGTGGCATCAACGCTGGCATCAGCACCTACTCCACCCTCTCCAACATCGCAGCCGGTTCATGAGCAGGGATCTTCCGCTGAACCAGATCCGCCCTGAGGCGCAGCCGCTGAGCACCTTCATCCAGCCTGCGCAGCGCCAGGTGGCGGCACCGGCCGAGCCGCTGGAGATCCCGCGGGTGGCGCAGATCAATGTGATCCAGCAGGGCAGCGGCGGCAGCATCGCCGGTGCCAACAACTTCGCCCGGACTGCTGCAGCGCTGGCGCCGTTCAACCAGCAGCTGACGCAGCTGGTGGGCACCGGGCTGGCGCTCTACGCCAAGAACGAGGTGCAGCAGGGCATCAACGAAGCGATGCGGGCGAAGGCGCTGCTCGATGAGCAGACGGCCCAGTCCGGCGCCGAGTACGCGGCCGAGAACCGCAACCTGTCGGTGCAGGACCCGATCGCGGGCCTGATGATGGATCAGGTCAACCCGTTCCGCGCAGCAGGGCGGCAGCGGGCGCTGACCGAGCTGGCTGCGATCGAGGCCCCGAGCGCGATGCTCACGGCCTACCGGCAGGCGCTGAAAGGCGGCGACGGGCAAGAGCCAGCCTTCAGGTGGAAGGAAGGCGACCCGAAGCTGGCGCAGCTCAAGGCCGAGGTGACTCAGGGCCTGGTGCAGAAGTACCAGCTGGATGAAAGCTCCCCGGGGTTTGCGCAGAAGTTCCTGCCGCAGCTCAACCAGGCCAGCGACAAGATCACCGAGCTGCAGTGGAAGGACCGCCAGGACTACCTCAAGGACTCGGTGTGGCGCACGGCCCAGGCGCAGCTGCTGGGGTTCTACAAGCAGGCCCTGGACACTGGCATCGAGTTCAACGGCGAGCGAATCACGGTTCAGCAGGGCGCCCGGTGGCGGACTGCCCTGCTTGCGGCATGGACGATCGAGCTCGACCGCATGGCCGATGAGCTGGGGATCGCGGGCGAGGTGGTCCCGATGAAAGTCCAGGCCATCCGCGGCGCACTGGCCATCGCAAACGCGAACGGCAACACCGAGCTGGTCGAGCTGCTGAGCCAGGTCGCCATTGGCCCGCCGGACAAGCACGGGTTCCGGGCGCCGGCCAGCTTCTACATGACCGAGGACATCCTCGATTCCCAGATCAAGTACGGGGAGCTGTTCTACAAGCGGCAGCAGCGCGAGCAGGAATCACTGGGCCAGGCGTACCAGGACGAGCTGATCAACAGGACCTATGAGCTGCCGGATGACCTGGCGAGGCTGCAGGCGATTGAGGAGTTGCGGGAGGACGAGCGCTTTAAGGCGCTGCCTCTCAGCCAGAAGCTGGAGCTTGAGCAGAGCACCGTCGCCACCGTGAAGAAGGTGACGGACATGGGCCGCAGCACGGATGGCGTGGCGGCCCTGCTGCAGGACATGGACGGTCGGGTGGGAACCCAGTGGAACGCCAGCGAGGCAACCAGCGAGTTCGAGGCGGCTCTGGCCAGTGCGCCGGAGGATCAGAAGCCTGCGCTGCGGCAGCAGTTCGCCGCGATCCGCCGCCGCAACAACGAGCGCGAGGCATCGCCCACCAGCAGGGATGTGAGCAATGTGATCGAGCTGCGGATCAAGGCCAACGCCAGGGCGGCATACCCCAACAGCGTCACCGAGGCGGCAATCCGCGAGCAAAGCGTGCAGCAGCTGATGGCCGGCCTGACCGATGCCGACGCGAAGGCGTCAGTGCAGCGGCAGTTCTCGGCCTACCAGCCGTTCGTCCGCCAGCGGATTGCCCAGGCCGAGGGCGAAAAGGGCGCACCACTCACCAATGCCGAAGCCGTCGCGGTCGCCACAAAGGCTCTTGACGAATACGGGTCGCGGGACCCCAAGCAGAAGCAGTACCTGTTCCCCGGTGTCGATGGCCAGCCGGGTGTTGCCGGCAGCCAGCCGCAGCAGCAGGGAGCAGCTGCAGGCAGCGGCGCCCAACGGCAGGGCCCGCCACCAGGCACCAGGCCCGCCACCAAGCCGGTGTACCCCAGCGGCCAGCTGGACAACATCCCCGATCGGCAGAGCCGGGTGCGCAGCTGGCGTTCTGAGCCGGTGCTGGATGCGCAGTCGGTCGTCACCGAGGCCAACCGGATCCTGTACGAGGGCGGCAAACCCAGCGCCGCGCTGCAGCGGTTCGCCAAGGACGCCGGCACCACCCCAGGCGCACTGCTCAACCGGCACATCGACTACTACCCCGGAGGCATCCGAGTGACACCAGAAGAACGCGAGCGGCTGCAGCGCGACGGCCGGCGGGCGCAGGCCACCCGCAGCGCAGCGCAGACCACGCAGACCGCTGCCAGATCGCCGCAGGACAGCCCGGTAGCGCGGGCGGCCGGGTGGATGCTCGACATGGTGATGGGCACCAGGCCAGCGGTTGCATCACAGTCCCAGCCCCGGCTGCGGTCGGCGGCCGGCGCTGGTGGCAGTGGGCAGGTGGCGATGAGGAGTGGGGGCGGCGGCGGGACGCCGCTGACCAAGCTGATCGGCTCGCATGAGAGCTACGGGGGCAACTACGGGGCCTTCAACCGTGGTGGCAGCAACCAGGGCCACACGGCCCACGGGAGCGGCATCGACCCCGGCTTGACCAACATGACCATCGCCGAGATCCAGCGGCGACAGCTGGCGCCTGGCGTGCCCAAGGGGCAGCAGCTGCACGCTGTTGGCAAGTACCAGATCATCGGCAAGACCCTGCAGGGCCTGATCCGAAACGGCCTGGCATCGCCATCGGAGCGGTTCACCCCCGCTGTTCAGGATCGCCTGTTCATTGCGTTGGCTCGCGGGCGGATTGTTCGCGGGAATGTTGAGGCCACCATGCGCGGATTGCAGCAGGAGTGGATAGGCCTCCAGTACGCCGACAAGGCGAAGTTGAGACAAGCAACCATCGACCTCATGCGCAACGCGGGGATGCTCTGACCCATGCCACTGAAACTCACCGGCCCCGCACAGCCCGTCGTCCGCGACCAGCCCCAGGCCAAGTACACCGACGAGAACCGCCCGATCGGCGCCAAGTCCATCCTGGGTGGCCGGCAGGTGGTGTGGGCTGGGCCGGATTGGCGGTGGCAGTCGCCCAAGTCCTTCGGGAAGCTCAAGAGCAGCGGCAAGCTGAACCGCTCGATCTTCAGCGACCCGCTGGGGGTGATCGGCAACGAGCTGCGCTACATCGGCCGCCAGATGCAGGCCACCAACCAGCGGGCACAACAGGGCGCCCTGCGCAGTGTTGGCCAGGCAGTCACCAGAGCGCTGCCTGGCGTGAATGTGGTGAACGCCCTGCCGGCCGTGCTGGGGCAGACCGGCCGCAACCTGCAGGCGGGCCTCACCGTGGGCGCGGCCGAGAACGCCGCCAAGCTGGGCATCGCCCTCACGCAGAAGGTCCGCGGCCGGCCGGCTAACCCGGAGAACGCCGGGGTAAACAGCCTGGTGGAGCGCATCAGCGATGCCGGCTACCGGGTGCTGGGCGCCACCCCGCCAGGGCAGCAGAACCAGTTTGAGCGGGGCCTTGATGCGGTCGCCCGCGGCACTGGCGCTGGCATCGTCGGCACTGCCGTCGCGGCCAAGGCCATCCCCGCCATCGGCGTTGGCGCTGCTGGCGCCGTGGTGACAGGCGGTGTGCGGCTGGCGGCTGGCGAGGTGCTGAGCACCTTCTTCGATGACAACCGCGGCGGCAACCTGGCCAACCTGGGCGAGGCCTTTGGCCGGCCACTGCCCCTGTCGGTGAATGTCGGCGAGGACGACTGGATCGACGCGGGCCTGAAATCGCTGATCCCCAACGCCATCCCCGGCCTGCTGCTGTCCGGGGCGGGCGAAGCGGCCGGTGGCTTCAAGAACACCCGCCGGTGGCTGCGCGATCGGCGCACGGTCTCGCAGGTCACGGACGCCCGCACGCAGCTGGAGCAGGCCGGCATCACCCAGACCGATCCGGCCACGGGTGCGACGGCCTTCAAGCCGACCGAGCCGGACCCGACCGGCCAGCAGGCGCAGATCAACAAGTTCTTCGAGGACATCGGCGAAACCGACCAGCCGCAGACGGTGTACGGCAGCCTGCGGGGTGACCAGCCGGCGGCGCCAGCACGGCCCCCAGCGGATGCGGTCGACCCGGCGCCCGCCCCTGAGGCAACCCCGGCACCCAAGGCCGATACCGAACCGGCCGCGGCCCCTACTGCCGGCGGCGAGCTGGAGGTGGAGGGCGTCGAGATCGACCCGTTCGAGCTGATCTACGACCCCGAGCTGCCCGAGGCGGATGTGGTGTTCAACCTGGTCCGCGACCTGGACGACACCGATCTGCAGGCCCTGCTGGCCCAGCCCGGCCCGGTGGTGCCGCGCATCGACGAGCTGCTGATGGCCAGGGAGGCCATGCCGGTGCGGCCGGAGCTGGAGCAGGGCCGGGTGATGGCACCGGCCGAGAGCGTGGCTGAGCGGATCGGTGGCGATGGCCAGCCCCTGCCCTACGAGCAGACGCTGGAGGCGATGCCGCTGGAGACGCTGCGGGGTGCCGCTGCACCGGAGAACAACCCGGCCCTGGCCCAGCTGATCGGCGACATCACCGGCCGCGAGTTCGAGGAGTTCACCAAGGCGGACATCATCGAGGGCCTCGCCAAGTACCGGGAGCAGTCCGGCCAGGCCCTGCTGGTGCGCGACTGGCAGCAGTCATTCCGCCCCACGGGCGAGATCCAGGCCGACCCGCAGCGGTTCCAGTTCAAGCAGGGCGTCAACGAGGTGGGCGAGCAGGCCGGCAACAGCCTGGCCGGCGTGGACCGCTGGGACACGGTGGCCGAGGGCACGCTGGATGTGTGGACCGATCCGGCCAATGGCGTCACCTATGTGGTGAACGGCCACAACCGGCTGGCCCGGGCTGCCCAGCTGGGGGTGCCCACGGTGCCGGTGCGCGAGCTGCCGGCCGCCACTGCTGAGGAGGCCCGGGCGCTGGGGGCGCTGGCAAACATCAAGGAGGGCCGCGGCACGGTGTTCGATGCCGCCAAGTTCATGCGCGACAGCGGCATCACCGACCCGGAGCAGCTGCAGCGGATGGGTGCGCCGATGACCGATGGGCACGCTGCCCGTGGGCTGGCGCTGGCGCAGCTGCCGGACAACATCTTCCAGGCCGCCGTGGATGGCCGGCTGTCCGTTGGCAAGGCTGCAGCGATCGGCGGCAGCGGGCTGGACGAGACGCAGATGCAGAGGGCCTACAAGGCGGTGTCCTCTGGCAAGGACATGAGCGATGCCAAGTTCAGCGAGATCGTGCAGCAGGTCCGCAGCGCCCCGGTGGTGGAAGGTGATCAGGTGGATCTGTTCGGCAACACCGAGGCGATGTCCCTGATGGGGCAGAAGGCCGATCTGGTGACCGCCATCCGTAACGATCTGCTCAAGGAGAAGCGGGTATTCGGCACCGCTGCCCGTGGCGCCGGCCGCCTGGAGCAGGGCGGCAACGTGATCAACGTGGAGAACAGCCGCGCCATCGCTGCCGACGCCGGGCAGGTGCTGGGCATGTTCGACCGACTCAAGTACGCCCCCGGCCCGGTGGGCGAACTGCTCAACGACGGCGCCCGCCAGATTGCCGAGGGCGCCAAGCCGAAGGTGATCGCTGACCGGATCCGCGGGGAGATCGCCGAGGCCGTGCGCCGCAGCCTGGACGAGCAGGGCCTGCCCACCGCACGCCCCAAGACAGGGGACCCGGGGCTAGATGCCTTCGCCGACGAAATGCGGCAGGCACGCACGGGGATAGATGAGCAAATGGCCGCAGGCGAAGAGGAGATGGCTGTTGTGGCGTATGGGCCGCTTGACTTCGAGTTCTGGGGGGATTCTCCGGTCGAAGTCCACCTGAGAAGGTTTGACGATCTCGAAGGCGACAGGCTGGCTCAAACAGGAGCAGCACAGGATCGTGCCGCCTCGATGAGCCCAAGGCAAAAAGCGATGCTGCTCAAAAACAGCTTTGACCGGGCAAGAACCGTTCTCGAACCGGGCCGCTACGTCCTGAACTCAGAAGTGCCGGCGACAAGAAAGATGCTCGCCCGGCTGTACCGCGATGACCCAGATTTTGATTGGTTCAGCCGCGGCACCGACGCCCCATCTACCCCCTCTGGAGACAGCTATCCGGTCCTGACCGTGCGCGAGCAGGGCCTGCCCACCGCCCGCCCGGCCGGTGCTGCTGCCGAGCCAGCGCCCCAGGTGGTGGAGCTCACCCCCGAGCAGCGCCAGGCTGCGCAGATCGAGGTGATCCGCCGCGCTGTGGATGAAGCCGAGGTGCGGCCACCGGAGACGCCGATCCCCGAGCTGCCCGATGGCCCGGCTCTCACCCCTGATCTGGCCAGGGCCGACCTGGAGACCCGTGGCGGCCAGGTGGAGCCCGGCACCCCCGCTGCGCAGGCCATGGCGGATGAGATCCGCCTGGCGGCTGAGTTTGCCGAGCGCGATGCGCAGATGCGGGCCATCGCCGAGGAAGGCGCCAAGGACGCGATGGGCTACGAGCTCAAGACGTTCGAGGAGAAGAAGGCGCTGGGGATGACGGATGGCTACGACCCCGAGCCGGTGATGCCCACGGAGGTGATGCCCCGCGACACCGGGCCATCCATCCCCGATCTGTTTGAGCAGCAGGCCAGGGAGATCGCAGAGTCGGATGCGCGGCTGTACCGGAGGGCAGGCGAAGGACTGCAGCGGATCCGGGAGGGGCTGGATCAGCTGGATCAGCTGGAGGATCCGGCCCTGGCCCCCGCCCCGGTGCGCCCCGAGCCGCTGCAGCTGGCCGATGACCCGCCCCCCGAGCCGACGACGACGATCCGCTTCACGCCCACCCAGCGGGCCGAGCTGGAGAACATGAACGAAACCCTGCTCAGGGAAATGGGCTGGAGCCTTGATGGCCCCATGGGCAAGCAGCAGCTTGAGGCCCTGGAGCGCAACATCCGAACCGATTACGCCAGCCCAGAAGCAGGCGGCCTTGATGAAGTCAGCCCGCAAGTGCGTCGGTCGATGATCGGCTTGGCGGACAAAATGCGGAAGGCGATCGAGGCACTGGATCAGCAGCCCCAAGGAGGCCGGCCCAAACCCCGCACCAAGACGGCCGACCAGGCCGCCCGCCAACAGATCCAAGCCAACGAACAGCGGATGGCTGAGATCCGCCGCAAAGCTCAACAGGAGGGCTGCTGACCATGGCCAACAACTGCAACGACTACTTCGACGAGCTCCAGAAGCTGCAGGAGGACAACGACCGCCTGCGGCAGGAGCTCGCCACCTCCGAAGCCGCACGCAAGGCCGGCGAGGCCTTCCTGCGCACCGAGGTCAAGAAGCAGTGGGTGTTCAAGATGCAGGACGGCTCAGTCCGTTCGCTCACGGATGCCGACATTGACCGGGCCTACAGCGATTTCGCCAACCGGCTCGAATCCAACGAGCTCAACCAGATCGTGCAGCGCGGCCTGGGCAATCGCTCCAAGCCGGTCGGCAGCAATGGCCGGTTTGTCAACTACCGGATGCTGATTGACACCGCCAACATCACCGACGCTGAGGACTGGGCGCGGCTCACCGAGGCGCTGGTCGGCACCTGGAAGCAGATGGCGCCAGAGGACTTCCGCCTGGTAACGGAGGTGTGGGGCCGCGACCGGCTGATGGAGACCGTGGCCAATGCCTACAAGGACTACATCGACGCGGACGCCATCGCCACATCGCTGGCGAACAACACCGCTGGGTTTATGAATCTGGCCGAGAAGATGACCCGCCTGCGGTTCGTCTCCGACATGGCCAAGGAGGGCTACCTGAACACACTGGACCAGATCCACCAGTTCATGGGCAGCACCAGCTCCAAGGTGCCTGACGGCCTCAAGCAGCGGGCCTGGAGCTCCTACAAGACAGCGCTGATGGCCGAGCGGCATGTGGCGGCTGCCAAGCGCAACACCGGCCAGGCGCTGCGATCGCTGCAGACCGACTTCGACCGGCCGGAGATGTTCATGCCCGACATGGCCGAGGCAGCGCAAACGCTGGGCGCCAAGGCTGCAGACGTGAAGCCGGACGAGCACTTCGCCAAGGTGATCCAGGCGATCGACAACGGCGATGCCGAGGCGATCAAGCAGCTGCGGATCGCGGCGGTGCTCGACTCGATCGACCCCAACGTCACCCTGGGCAAGGGCTGGGCCAACACCCACATGCGCTTTGGCAATGCGCTGGTGAAGGACGCCCAGCTGACCAACTTCGGCAGCCAGGTGCGGGCCAACATGCTCGGCACCTGGCTGGCCAACACCCACGGGTTCGCCCACCAGGCGTTCGAGAACGTCGGCAACCTCACCCCCAACGGCACGAAGTTCAGCCGGGAAGCGTTCAGCGAGGGCCTGCGGGTGGCGTGGGAGAGCGCCAAATACTCCCACGACGGGGTGCGGCGTGCCTGGCGCGAGCTGGCGGCTGATGCGTTCTTCCGTGGCGATGCACCGTTCGGCGGCAACCTCGACACCTACGGGCCCCGGGCCAGCAACAACGATCAGCTGCTCGCCCAGGTAAAGGGCCTGCTGGAGGAGCCCTACCTGCCCGGCGGCCCACTGCGGCCGGAGAACTGGGCCCGCACGGTCCACAAGATCCAGGCCGGTGCGCGGATGCTCGCCTTCCACTGGTCGGGTGGCCGCCATGAGGTGCTCACCCCAGCGCTGCGGGCGATGAGCGCCACCGACAGCGTGCTCGGCTACGACGCCTTCCTGTTCAAGCTCAAAAACGACCTGGAGATCAAAGCCCGCCGCGACGGTGTGCAGCTGGGTCTGTTCGACCAGCGCAGCCGTGAGGAGTGGGTGGAGAAGCAACTGGACAACGCCTTCTACCAGCTGGCACCCACCGAGGAGAACGTGCTGGCCTTCCGCCGGCAGCACAAGCTCAAGGGCAGCGACATCAGCGACGACGAGATCCGCTCGATCATCACAGCCGATCGCGCACGCAACACCTACGGCTACCCCACGCTCGACACGCCCGAGGCCCAGGGCGCCATGGACTACAGCCTGCGCAACCGGATGCAGAGCGCCCCCGAGGGTGGGCTGCCTGCCGCCATCGACGAGGCGGTGATGGCCGCCCGCAAGCACTGGGCCATCGACTCGCTGGTGCCCTACTGGCGGGCGCCGTTCAACCAGTTCCTGTTCGACACCCGCCTCACCTTCGGCCCGCTGGCCGAGACGGTCGAGGTGATCTTCGGCAAGAACCCCACCCAGGAACAGATCGCCAAGGTGCAGGCCGGCTGGGTCACCACGGGCGGGTTGCTGGGCCTGTTCGCTGGGCTGGACATGGCCGGGCTGATTGAGGGCAATGGCCCGCTGCCGCCAGAGGCACGCCGCGCCTTCCTGCTCGAAGGCCGCAAGCCCAACAGCATCGCCGGCATCCCCTACCTGGGTGGCCTGCCGATCCTCAACACGCTGTTCCTGTGGAAGGACATCAAGGAAACCTTCGTCAGCGGCAACTACTCCAACTTCGACCAGTACAACGCCTTCTGGGGGATCGCCCAGGTGCTCACCAGCCAGCTGATCCGCCAGACCGGCTTCGGCCAGATGCAGCGGCTGATCGACGCACTGCTCGACCCCGAGAACGAAATGCCGCGGCTGGTGGGCTGGCTGGGCCAGGGCCAGCTGCCGTTCAGCGGGGTCATGCGCGACGCGCAGCGGCTGACCGGCTTCGGCGGTGCTGACCTGTACCAGGACCGCGACCCGCTGGGTGAGGAGCGCTACGGGCTGGGCGAGGAGGACTGGCAGACCAAGACCGAACGCACCCTGCGCGGCTTGGCCTACGGCACCATCCCCCTGCTGGGCCTCCCAGGCGGCGCACCGCGCAAGGAGCAGGACTTCCTTGGCCAACCGATCCAGCTGGAGTTCGGCGCCGACTGGAAAGAAGCACTCAAGAGCCGGTTCCACCCGCGCATGTGGCCCCGCGCCTACCAGCGGGTCTATGCCGAGCTCGATGCCCAGGGCCAGCTGCGGCTGCCGCTGCCGCTGCTCACCCGCCGGCTGGAGGGCGTGGCGATGTCTGCAGAGCTGCAGAAGGAGTACAACGACACCTTCGGCACCGTGAAGGGCAGCATCCCCCTGGAGGCCCGCGCAGAGCTGGCCGGCCGCAAGATCAACGTCACCTTCAGCTTCAAGAAGGAAATCCCGATCGACCTGCGCAGCCAGTTCGCCGGCTCCGGCGTGGTGGTGACCAAGGCGGGCGATTCGGCCACGATCGACCTGGGCCCGTTCCTCAGTAAGCACGTCAAGGGCAAGACGATCGTGGAGGCCTTCACCAGCCTGTTCAACGATCCGGTATACCAGCGGATGCAGGACCAGCCAGGCACCACCTCCGATCTGGAGGTGCGCGACATGCCGCCATCGCAGCGCCGGCAGCAGGCGGCATCGCGGATGATCCAGGGCATCTACGACCACTACTCCCTGCTCACCCTCGATCAGCTCAACGCATCCGACACCCCGGCCGCCCAGGACTGGCGCCAGAAGCGCAGCGCCATCGCCGAGCAGCAGTTCACCCAGCAGACCGACCGGCTGCAGGACCTGATGGAGGCCCTGGGCCAGCCAGCGGCCAGATAGACCGCCCTGCCAGGGCGCGGCAAGATTGGTCTGCAGCCGTGCAGATCTTGTGGCCAACGCCTACGTCAACTACCCGCGGACGGGCAACAACCGCACCTTCACGGTGCCATTCAGCTTTCTGCAGCGGAGCCATGTTCGCCTCTACTACGGCTACAACCTGGCCAAGGGCACTTTCACTTCTCAGCTGACGCAGGGCGCTGACTGGCGATGGGTCAACGACACGACCATCGAGCTGGATTCGCCGATCCCTCAAGGGCAGACCCTGACGATTATCCGCCGCACCCCATCGGTCGAGCCGCTGGTCCGGTGGAACAACGGCACGCTCAGCGCTGACGACCTCAACCTTTCCGAGCTGCAAAGCCTCTACCTCGATCAAGAGCAAGAGGACCGCCAAGACAGCACCAGCGGTCAGTCCACCCAGGCGCTGACCGCCGCCAACAATGCGCTGACCACCGCGAACAATGCGCTGGTCGTGGCCAACGAAGCACTGGCGAACGGCGGCGATGGCGATGGCGGCGGGACGGCATTTGTGGTGGTGCCGAATGTCGCCGGGATCCCCGCTTCGCCTGCTGATGGCGACGGCATCGAGATCGTTGATTCGACCGGGATTGAAAACTTCTCTCCCCTCGCAGGCCGCCCTACTGGCTTCATTGGTGACACTGGGCTGCGCGTGCGCCTGGCGTATTCGCAGCAGTCCTGGCAGTGGGTTCAGTATTACCCCGCCGACCCCGAGAACCGATACGCAAAGATCAGCCCAGCCGCGCTGCGCTTCACCTTTGGCGTTGTCGGGCGGTCGCTGCAGCCGGGCCAGGGCAGCGACGTCACCATTCCCGCCGCCGGGGTGAAGCTGTCCGATTTCGTGGATCGAGTCTCCTACTCGAAGCCCCTGGCCTCCGCAATCAAGGTCACCGTTCAGTGCCTGATTGATGAGCTGCTGGCGACGTTCCGCAACGTCAGCGACGTGGCCAGCTATGTCCCATCCGGTGTGCTGGCCGTCGAGGTCACGCAGAACACTGGCGCGATGCCGGAACCGCCCCCAGAGCCCGACCCCGACCCAGAGCCCGACCCCGACCCCGACCCCGACCCCGACCCGGACCCGGACCCCGACCCGGACCCGGACCCCGACCCGGAGCCGGACACCAGCATCGTGGAGCCGTTCACCACCCAGCAGTCCGCGATCGACAACGGCTGGACGGGAGTTGGCAATACCGGCACAGGCCACTCGTTCGGGTGGCAGGACTCCAGCGCAGTCAGCGGCACGGCTGGCGCTGCAGGTGGGGTGTTCGCTCGCGCCTCAGCCTTTGCTTATTACGCCGACACCAACATCGCTGAGGTCACCCGTGGCAACACACTGCGGCTGGCGGGCAGTTTCCGACTGGCGAACAACGATTTTGACGGGTCGTTCTACCTGGGCTACTTCAACCCGGCCACGCTTGTCTCGGGTGCGCCCCCCACCCAGTTCATCGGCATCGAGTTCGCTGAGCCCAGCGGTGGCGCATCCAACCCGTTCCGGGGGATCGTCAAGGTGCTGGGCACTGGTGGCGCATCCAGTGCCGTCATCAGCCTCGCGCAGAACACCACCCACGATGTCGATTTGTTGTGGACCGGCCGAGCGGACGGTTCAGGCACCCTGGTCGGCACACTCGCCGGCCAGGCCGTCAACCTCTCGATCGCCGCAGGCACGGCCAGCTTCACTGCCTTTGGCCTCCTGGCCGGCGGCCTAGGTGTCGCCAATGCTGGCGAACAGACTGGCACCTGCCTGTTTGACAACCTCCGGTACCGCAACGGCTCCGAGCCCGTGACGCCGCCGCCGCCGCCGCCGCCGCCAGGGGCAATCACCCTGGCCGATTCCATCGTCCCTTCGCAGGTGTTCGACGCCAAGGACTATGGGGCGGTCGGTGACGGCGTGAAGGACGACACGGCAGCCGTGCAGGCCTGCATTGATGCCGCAAGGGCTGCAGGGAATGGCGCCCTCGCCTACTTCCCCAAGGGCAACTACAAGGTCACCAAGCTCATCCGGGCCCGCCCTGGCAACTACTGGATTGGTGGCGCTGGCGCCTATCAAACCTCCATCCAGGGGCATGGCGAGACTCTTAGCCCGGTGCTGGTCATCACCGACCCCCTCAACATGCGGGTTGAGTTTATAGATGTCAGACACGCAACCAACCCGATGACCATGGCTGTGCGCCAAGAAAGCAGCAACGGGACGGAGCCATCACGCATCCATTACGACACGGTGCTGTTTAATGGGTGGGGGACAAGTAGCCAATTTATCAATTCGTCCGATAACGCAACCTACGGGTTCACTGGCGCAAACGGCATGGCTTTTGAGGCCAAAAATCTCAACGCCAGCTCTGTGCTGACTTCCACGCACATGATGACTCAAACCAAAGGAGCATCATTCGACAACTGCGCCAATGCCAACATCCTTCTCACCATTCATGGTCAGCAAGGGTGGGGATCGGTACGAGTCCGTGGCCAACAGGCGTGGCGTAATGGGTTCTTCGGGATGATCAACGGTTACACCAGCCTGCGCGTTGAGGACAACCACTCCGTCGTTGTCAGCGATGGGTACATTGAGCAGCTGCGGCCAGAGAAAACCAGCGACGACAAGCGCCTTTCGACGCCCTATCTGGTGCTGTCTGGATCGGCGGATTTGCCAGCGGGGCGCGTCACGGTCAGCGCAGGCCGGGTTGACGGGGCAGGAGCGGATAGCGGGAAAACCTATGCAAACACTTCGCCATACGAAACTTACATCACGACCAATAACTACAAGGGAGATCTTCTCCATGTGAACTCTCTGTATAATATTCCCTCCCCAAACGGTGTTCCTTCTGGCGCCCCCAACGGCGATCCAAACAAGACAGCGTACAAAGCAGTTTGCTCAGGCACGCAGCCCATCAATGTCTTGCTGGCGGGCAACACCTATACGCAGGGCGCACAGGCGGCCAAGCCTGTCATCGAGGGTGGCGCCAATGTCACCCGGCATTTGCTGGCCAACTGGAACCCCGGCGACACTGTGGCGGCTAGCAAGCTCGTCCCTGATGTCACCAACGGCAGCACTCTTACCTTGGCTGGCACAGCACTCAAGGATTTCCGCAATTTAGGGCGCCTTGACCTGCTGCTGAACAAAGGCATCACCGCCAACACCTTCCCGCTGCCAACGGTCCAGCAGACAACGACCCCTGCCACCCCGGCGGCCATGCTGCCGACGCTGGGCTTCTCAAAGCGATCGGACTGGCTCAATGTGAAGGCGCTGCCTACCAGCGTCAACGGAGGCGTCGATGCGGTCGGCGATGGGGTTGCAGATGACACCGCTGCGATCCTGGCCGCCTGCAATGCAGTTCGGGAGGCGGGCTCGCAGTGGAGCACCGTCTACTTCCCGCCCGGCACCTACAAGATCACCAACACGATCTATCCCACCCAGGGTCTCAGCACAACTGTCTCCACCAGGGTCAACCTGCGTGGCCACGGTGCTGGCACCGTCATCGAGTGGCATGGCAGCGCTGGCGGGACCATGTTCCGCTCCAACTCCAACGGCGTCAGCTCGTCCATCGGCATTGTCTGGAACGGCAGGAATGTGGCTGCACGCGGATTCATCCACCACACCGAGAACGGCCGCGCCGAGTCCAAGTTCATTCATATGTACGAGGCCTTCGTCAACTGCACCGCAGAAGGCAGCGGCACGGTGCAGAACAGGGCCAGCGATGCAATGCACTTGGAGTCGTCCTCCTACCGGAATTGTGTATTCATCAATGCAGGCAATGCGCTAGTGGTATGGAGGTCTAACGACTTTATGATCCATGTTGATGGGTGTCTCTTCTACGACAACACCGTTGGCGTCTACACCCGCCAGGGCCAGGCGCTGGTTCGCAACTGTCGCTTCTTCCGGTCGAGCGAACTCGACATCAAGGAGGACGAGGTGGGCCCCAACCAGTCCATCCGCCGTTGCAGCTCTGTTGGCTCAAGGGCCTTCTACCAGCGCAACGCCGGCGAGCTGACCCGCCCCCGTGGGCGCAACGCCACGATTCAGGACGTCTACATCGCCGACTGGACGAACCCTGACGGCTGGGCCATTCGCAGCACGGCGGTCAACGCCCAGACCTACAACCCCATGCTGATCTTCGATGCAGTGTTCACGGGTGGCCCATCGAATACCGCCCCGATCCTGCTCGACCGCCCGGTGCAGGCCCTGCACTGCAATAACAGCTGGACCTATGGCGGGGTGACCAAGACAGGCGCCGACCTGTTCTCGAACTTCACGGCCAACCTTGTCGCTATCCCGGTCGTGGCCTAAAGGTCTCCACCACTGCAGAATAAGGGGGCTGTCTTGGCCTGCCATGGCCGCCCCCCATGCCATCTGCCCAAGCACCTGAATACTTCGGGGTCCAGCGGGTTATTGGGCCCGATGGCGGCCCCATGCCCACCGACCCCCTCGGCATCCCCGGCGTGGCCCGGCAGCTGGCAGCTGGGGCCTCCAGCGCGAACACTGCGCTGACCAGCACCTGCCGGCGGATCTCGATTCGCGCCGTGGGCGCTGACATTCGCTACGCCATCGGCAGCAGCAGCCAGACGGCCAGCGCCACGTCTCATCTGATTGGCATTGGCGAGCGGCTGGATGTGGCGGTGCCTGCCACGCCGAACATTGCCGTGATCCGGGGCGGGACGACAAACGGAACGCTGGAGCTGACGGAGCTGCTCTGATGAGGCTCCACGGGACACGGCGAGCGGCGATTGCGCAGGCACGCGGGCTGGGCAATCCGCTGTGGGATCTGGCTGGTGTGCCGCCATCCCTAGACCTGCGCTTCGCTGAGTCGAAGAGCCTGATTGATGCGGTCAGCGGGCAGCAACTGATCACGTTCACCAGGGCCAGCACTGGGACGTACGTGGACTCCGATGGCGTGATCCGCAGCGCAGCGAATGACATTCCGAGGTTTAACCACAACCCGCTCACGGGCGAGTGCCTGGGGCTCCTGGTCGAGGAGCAGCGGCAGAATTTGCTGCTGCAGTCGGAAGACTTTTCAACGACGTGGAGCAAAGATGCAGGGGTAGTCATTACGACGAACAGTGCAAGTTCGCCCGATGGGACAATCACCGCTGATTTACTAGACGGGACAGGGGCCACAAACTTTATTGCTCAGTCAATATCGATCACGTCTGGTGCCACGTATACAATCAGCGCATGGGTAAAAAGCGCGGGCCTAGGCAAAGATACGTTTAGGCTGTTCGGAGACAGCAGCCAATTCTCTGGGCTGCTGACAGCAACAAACACTTGGCAGCGTTTCACTTTCACTTTCATATCGGCAAACACTGCATCAAGGACTCACGGTATAACAAGAGATGCTAGTAACAACCCTATTGGCCTCTACATCTGGGGCGCCCAGTTAGAAGCCGGAGCTTTCCCCACATCCTACATCCCCACCACCGGCACCGCCGCGACGCGCACGGCTGATGTCGCGTCGATTTCCGGGACCAATTTCAGTTCGTGGTACCGGCAGGATGAGGGGAGCATATTTACAGACGCACTAACAACGATGAGATTCTCCGGCTCTAATGCGTTTCCGCGTATTCTCAATATATCCGATGGAGGCAATAGTAACAACGTGGAGTTGTATTACCGAGTGCTTTCTGCTTACACTGATGCGGGGTATGCCGTCGCAAGCAGTGGCGTCTCGCAGGCAGGCTTTGACACCGCCTCGGAAACTAATGGCTCAAAGTTGGCAGTTGCTGCAAAGACCGACAGCTTTTCGTTTAACGTTAGCGGTCTGACCAGAAGTACGGACAACAGTGGCACCCTGCCAATACTAAACCAAGTAAGCATTGGTAAAAGGCCCGCAGGTGCGAATGTTTTTACTGGCACCATCCGCCGCATCACATATTTTCCCCAACGCCTTCCCGATTCCACGCTGCAATCCATAACCCTCTAGCCATGTACTGTTTCCGCTTCGACACCCGCCAACAGTTCCGCAGCCTCGCTGCAGCCGAGGGCCTGATCAACGCTGAGGGTGAGCTGATCACCGGAGGCCACGGCTTCGCGGTGGATGAGATCGGCGTCATCTACGAGGGTGGCACCTACGACCCCGAGACGGGCGAAGTCATCACCCCGCCCGTCGCCCTCCCCGGCTGGCACGTCAATTCCGTCAGCCTGGCCCCTGAGGCATGGGACGCCTATCTGGTGGTGGTCAATTCCCCCGCCCGGATCTTTCTCGGCGGCGCCACCCAGGCCCCGGACACTGCCACCCTGGAGGCTATGAATCAATGATTGATCGCCTGACTGCGAGCGTTCTGCGCGATAAGCGCCACTTCTTCGCTGAGTTCACGCCTCGCGCTGAATATGATGGACGGCCCGTAATTCCCGAGCTCCTGAGACACGCCGGGGCCATATTGAAGTGTCGTCTCGGGTGGCAGATGACTGAAGGCGATCCATACCCTGGCGAGTGGGCAGTTATTAGCGCTTCTGACGATCCAGATCTATTAGGCCGTGCGTGGCTTGCCTCTGGCGATCTGACGCTGTTTATGTGCCCCTCATCATCAAACCTGCTGCACTCGCCTGAGGTAACGCAATGACCAGCCCCTATCTTCGCGCCGCCCAGAAGTTCCCAGCCCTCCGCCAGCAGGCCCAGGAACGCCTCAGCAAGCGCCCCGGCCACGCAGGCCGCCCAATCATCCCCGAGGTGGTAGAGGATCGCCCCGGCAAACCAGCAGCGCCCGGCAGGCAGCCCGAACCCGCACAGGATGCCGTGGTGGTGCGCCGCGCCAAGGACAGCAAAGGCCGGTTCAAGGCTGACGATCCGTCCACGCCCGAGGACGAGGCATGGGAAGAGCTGCCCTGACCAGCCTGATGATTGTCACCGCGCCGATGGTGGCGTCGGGCTTTGCTGCGGCGCTGCAGCTTCCCTTGTGGGTTGCAGCAGTTCTGCTGCTGCCTGCCTATGCCGTGCTGACTGAGTTCATTCAGTTGTAAAAACGCCGGTAAACTATAAACAACACCACCGATCACGCCATGACTGTTGAAACCCGCGCAGCATGGATGATCGGCACTTACAGGAATGTCACGCTTGCTCCGAGTCCACCGAACGGTCCGACCGCGCAGAAATTCGGCTGGGCGGACACCCTGGCCCGCCTCACGCTGAATCCTGCTGATCCGGCGCCGATTGCCAGATTCATGGCGCTGCTGACCAGTACGCAGTACCGGTTTAATGAGTCGTTCATGCCTGCTGGCGCTGGCTGGATTCTCTGCCAGTTCTGGGACAGGTTCACGCCTGAGCAACGGGCCACGCTGGCGGCCAAGCTGAAAACAGTTAGCGGCCTGCTGAACCACGGCACCGAGAACCATTTTCTAATCAAGTACGTCGGCGCTTCGCTGTTCGCCCAGCTCTGGCCCAGCGAGACGGGCTGGTATGACGCGATCACCAAACGGCGCATGTCCAGTGCTGAGTTTGGCGTTGTGGTGAAGCAACGCCTACTGGCTACGTTGAGCAGCTACTTCGACAAGGCATACAACGAACATCTCTCCCCGAACTACCTGCCGGTTCATCTGTACCCACTGCACGCGCTCTATAACTGCACCACCGATCCTGAGCTCAAGGCCGCTGCCGATGCCGTGCTCACCTATCACGCTGCAGACATGGCGGCGAACTTCTTTCACGGCAACACCATCGCCCCGTACAACCGGCCTGGCCCCTACCGCAACATCGAACCGCAGCGCAACACCATCCTGAACTCTCACATCAAGGCGCTGTACTGGCTCTACTGGGCTGAACTGATGCCAGTCAGCGACCGCCCGCCGATGCGGTTTCCATCGCTGAACTCGTTTGAGGAAGCCCGCCACTTCGCCGTTACCGCCGCCATCTCCACCTGGCGTCCGCCTGCAGTGCTCGCTGATCTGGCTGCCGGTCGGGGGATCCTGCCGTTCACCCTGCGCGGGTCTGCTGCAGGGTTCGGCGAGTTCGCCCGTGGTGATGCTGCCTACACCGAGCGAACCGTTTACCGCCATCAGGAGTACGCCATCGGCAGCGGGAACTTCACCACCAACATCAACAGCCCAGTGCCAGCTCGTGGCCGTGGCCTGAGCGAGCGCTGCGGCCATCAGATTCTCCTCAAGACCTGCAAGCCGCTCGCCGAGATCACCTGCACCCATCCCTACTGGCGCTCCGCCCCTGGCCAGTACGCCTGGCTATCGCGCAGCTCGCCGTTTCAGCAGAACGCCCAGCACGAATCCACGCTGATCTCGCTGTTCAACATCCCCGCCACCGATCCGTTCAAGGGCAGAACCGACCGGACCTGGGAGAAATACCGGGGCGGCATGATTCAGCAGGCATGGATCCGCTGGCCTAAGGGCCTCGACGAGGCGGTGCAGGACCGTGGCTGGCACTTCCTGCGGGAAGGCTCCACCTACGTCGCCATCCGCGCCTGGGGCCCATCGGAGCTGGTCACCAACGAGTTCCCCGATATGACAGTTCTGCGCAGCAACGGCGCTCAGAACGTCGTGGTGATCGACGTGGCCAGCGCTGACGAGTTCCCCACCTTCGCCGCGTTCCGCGCTGCCGTACTGGCTGCTCCGCTGTCGGTCGATCTGGCAGGTCCGAGCGTCTTCTACCGCAACGTGCGCGGACAAACGATCTCCGCATCCTGGGGGACGTTCAACACGGCCAGCCAGATTGTCGAATCATTCCCTCGCGTAGAGGTGGACGGTCAATCTCAGCCCGCTCGATCTGCTGCTGTCATCCAATCGGGCCCGATCAGCCTGGTGGGCCGCGTGCTCAAGGTGAAACTGCCCAGCGGCAGCCTGTCGGTGGATTGGAGCGGCAGCCTGCCGGTGCTCTCCTGATGTTCTCAATCCTGTTCATCGTCGCCTGTTGGATCCTCATCCCCTGGCTGGCGGCATCCACCACGATCCCCCTCCCGCTGTTCCTGCTGCTGATCCTGCCGGTGCTGGTGCTATTGGTTGACCGGATCCAGCCATAGCCTGTTCCCATGACCTCCTGGACCCGCCTACATACCCGGATGTGGGACACCGCGTCCCGCCGGCTGGGCCGCGTGCCAGTGGTGGCCGGCGCCGTGAGCACAACCGGAATCTTCGATGAGAAGTCTGAGCTGGTGCTAGATGAGCAGGTGGTGAGCGTTGAAAATGCCCTGACCGTGCGCACCAGCGAGCTGGGCCACCTGCGCTACGGAGCCAGCATCACGGTGGACGGCGTGGCTTACCGGGTACGCCACGAGCCGATGCGGATAGCGGATGGCCTGCTCTGCGTGATCTCGCTGGAGAAAGCATGACCACCAAACGGGAGCAGATCCTGGCCGCTGTCGCCACTGCGTTGGCGGCCACCAGTGGCGCCACGGGCAGGGTGTACCGCTCCAGGCAAGAACCCCTCAGCCGCAACGAATCGCCGGCGGTGGTGATCCAGCCGGGCCCGGAGTCGAAGTCTCCCGAGCCGGTCAGCACCTGCAAGATCGACCACACCCTCACGCTGGTGGTGGCCGTCTACGCCCGAGGCACAATCCCCGACCAGGTGGCCGATCCGGTGGTGAAGTCCGTTCACGGCTTGCTGATGGCAGACCGCACCCTGGGCGGCCGGGTGATGGACATCTGGCCGCTGGCCCGTGATCCGCAATTCTCCGAGGCTGACCTGGCCGCCGTGTGGGAGGTGCTCACCTACCAGGTCCGCTATCGCACCAGCGTCACCGACCTGGGGGCTTAGGTGAGCTCCATAGGCTGAGGTTGCGGATTCTCAGCCCTGGGTATGCCCCGTTCCAAACCTGAGCCAGATCCCCGGCCCACCGATGGCGGCAGCTACCTGCTGTGCCCGGATACCGGCAAGTGGATCGACCAGGAGGCGCCGGCACCCGTGGCACCCGCTCCTATTGCCCCCATCGACGCCCTGAGCGATGACCCTGCTGACTCGTAAGCGGCTGCTCATGGCGGCCGTTGAATCCACCTATGGCACTGCCGCCACCTTCGCCGGCACCGATGCCCTGCTGGTGAGCAACCTCGATATCACCCCGCTCGACGTGTCCCTGCTGGACCGTGAGCTGGTGCTTCCGTTTTTCGGCAACAGGGAGAAGGTCGTCGGCCAGCGCATGGGCTCGGTGACCTTTGATGTGGAGATCGCCGGATCTGGCACCGCCGGTACCGCACCCCGTTGGGGCCGGTGCTTGCGGGCCTGCGGGTTCGGCGAGACGGTGGTGGCCGCTGACCCAGGCCCGGGTTCGGTGACCTACACCCCGGCCAGCGCCTCGATCGTCGGCCTGTCGCTTGACTTCAACGCCGACGGCAACCGACACCTGCTCACCGGCTGCCGCGGCACCGCCACCCTGAACCTGGCGGTGGGCGAGATCCCCCGGATCAGCTTTGAGTTCATGGGGATCTACAACGCAGTCACCGCTGCGGCGGCCACCTCCCCAACGTTCGCCGATCAGGCCGACCCGGTGGTGGTGAACTCCACCAACACCACCGGAGTGACGGCATTCAGCTTCAGCGCCTGCATGGAGAGTTTCTCCCTGGCGCTGAACAACGAGACCCCATTCCGGCAGCTGGCCGGCTGCAGCCAGAGCATCCCGATTGTCGATCGTGCTCCCAGCGGCGAGCTGGTGATTGAGGCCCCGATTGTTGGCAGTGGCGCCGGCCAGAAGGACTTCTTCGCCGCAGTGTCGGCGCAGACCCTTGGCGCGATCGGCTGGCAGCACGGCCAGACCGCCGGGAACATCGTCACCTTCAACGCCCCCACCTGCAATCTGGATGGCCCCAGCTATGCCGATTCGGATGGCGTGATGATGCTCAACCTGCCATTTATGCCCGTGCCCACCAGCGCAGGCAACGACGAGTTCACCCTGGTGCTCACCTGATCCAGGGCACTGTTCACCACTCACGGCTAACCCATGGCATTCGTTCTCAAGCAGTCGGCCAGCTACACCTGGCCGGTGCCCCTGCTCATCCCCGTGGATGGCGGCCGGCGTGAAAAGCACAGCTTCGATGCGGAGTTCAAGCGGCTGCCGCAGAGCCGGATCAACGAGATCATCAAGCTGGCCCGGGCCCTGGAGCTCGGCCGCGCCGATGAGGAATCACTGGACGACAAGACCGCCGCGAAGGAGATCCTGATCGGCTGGGCCGGCATCACCGACGACAGCGGCAAGGATGTGCCATTCAGTGAGGCTGCACTGGATCAACTGCTGGAGATTCCCACCATCGCAGGCCAGATCATCCGCGCCTGGTTCAACAGCATGGAGGTCGCCAAGAAGGGAAACTGATCGGCGCTGTCGATCACTGGTGGCACGGTGATGGCGGCGCCAACGATGACCTGCTGGCGGACCTCAAGGCTTACGGGGCCGATGCCAGTTGCCTGCCGGAGAGCATCACCAAACCGCAGGTGTTTGAGGTGTGGCCCGAACACGAAGACGCTGTGATGCTGTTCCTGCAGTGCCAGACCCAGTGGCGTGTTGGCGGCTCCGGTGTGGTGGGCCTGGACTATGGCGTCGTTCTACAGATGATGGATCTTTACGCTGTGGGTAACCGGCGCCAGGCTCTGGAGGATCTGCAGATCATGGAGAGCCGCGCCAAGGAACTGATCAACCGGGCAGCTGAGCCGAAACAGCCAAAGAAGGGAGGGAAGCGGTAATGGCGATGAACATGGAAGCGGTCCTGAGGATCGCGGCGAAGGTTACAGGTGCGCAAGAAATCAGCGCATTGCGGGACAACCTGGACTCCCTGAATCAATCCAGCGGGCTGGCGCGAAAGACCTTCAACGACGCCCCGAAAGAGGCCAGCGAAGGATGGGCGTCTTCTGCGCTGAAAGTTGCCGGCCTCACTGCGGCAATCGGCACCTCGGTGATGGCTGCCGTTCAGTTTGAATCCGCCATTGCCGACGTTCGCAAGGTGGTTGACGGACTGGAGACCCCTGCCGCACTGCAGGAGATCAGCGGCGAGATTCTGGAGCTCTCAAGCCAGATGCCAATCGCTGCAGAGGGGTTTGCTCAGATCTATGCAGCCGCTGGGGCGTCGGGCATTGCGCGAGATGAGCTCAGAGGCTTTGCGGTCATGGTTGCGCAGGTGGCCACGGCCTTTGAGATGACCGCAGAAGAGGCCGGCCGATCATTGGCCCAGCTGCGCGTCTCTCTGGGCCTGTCCAACAAGGAAGTCGGCTCGCTGGCCGACATGATGAACTACCTGGAAAACAGCACGGGCGCATCAGCTTCTCAGCTGGTGGAGTTCATGACCCGTTCTGGCGCTGTCGGTCAGATGGTGGGACTCACGGCCGGGCAGACCGCTGCATTTGGCGCGGCGATGGTGCAGGCCGGATTTGAAACGGAAGTGGCCGCCACCAGCTTCAACAACATGGTCAAGGCGCTCAGCCGCGGGCCCTCCATGACTGAGCGACAGGTGGACGCTCTGCGCCGGTTGGGCTACAGCATGGCGGACGCCAAGCAGGTCGAAACCGAGCTCACCCGAGAGGCGGAGAACGCCAGCCGCCGGCGTGTGGACGCGGCCAGGTCTCAGAAGGATCAGGTCATCCGCCTGGCCCAGGAGCAAAGCGACCGCAGGATCGAGATCGCCCGCGACGAAACCGACCGACTGAGCAGGGAGATCAACCGGCGGTACCGCAATGAGCAGCAGGCGCTGCAGGATAACTGGGACGACCAGGCCAAGATTCAAGAGGACCGCCTGCAAGATCGCGCAGATGCACAGATCAAGGCCCTGCAGCGCCAGGAACGGGCCGAGATCGACTACGCGCAGAAGATCGCTCAGGCTCAGAAAACCGACGCTACAGCCGCTGTGGACCGGATCCGCGACGCCTACGAGGCGCGGATTGAAGCCGTCCGCGATCAGGTAGACCGTGAGTTGACGGTGCAGCGCCGGGCAGCCCGAGATCAGCAGCAATTGATTCGCGATCAGCTGGATGATCGCAGGGAGCTTGAACTTAGGGCGAATGCAGATCGCCTCTCGCTGGTGGAAAAACAGGAAGACGCCTTTATGGATGGGCAGAAGGCCGCCGCAGAAGGCCGGTTCAAGGCCATTGAAGAGGCTGAGAAGTCTTTCGTTGAGAGGGCCAAGGCCAACGCGAAAGCAACAGGAGAGTCGCTGGCAAAGGCCTCGACTCAGGGCTTTGCTGATCGGATGGAAAGGGACGCCATTGGCACAATCACGGAAGTCCTGGGCAAGATCAGCAACCTGCCCAAGTCTAAGCAGTTGTCTGTAATCAGCGATCTGTTCGGCGATGAAGCAAGGGCGCTGTCGCCATTGATCAACAACATTGGCGAGCTAGATAGGATTCTGGCACTGTCAAACGACAGCACTAAAGCCGCAGGTTCGGTACTCAAGGAATACGCTACTCGGAGCGCTACCGCCGAAAATCAACTCAAACTGCTCAATAACGGATTTACCCAGCTGAGAATTGAGCTTGGGAATGCCTTCTTGCCAGCGCTTGCAGCCTTGCTGCCGCCGCTGACGACTGTAATCAACGCTGCCGCCAGCCTTGTAAAGGCGCTGCAGCCTGCGATCAGAGCCGTTGCTGGTCTGCTGGCCTTTGGCTATGTGGTGCCTTCGATCGTTTCGTTCGTCGGTGCCATCAGCGGCGTTGTGGCGATCTTCTCCGCTACAAAATGGATCTCGGGCCTGGCATTGCTGGCTGGGCTACCAGGCCCCATCCGGCTTCTGGCCGCGGCATTCACGTTGCTAGGTGTTGCCGCGAGTCCACTGGGGCCAATCCTCAACGCTGTGGTGATCGGGCTAACGGCGCTGCAGTTCTTGAACTTTGCCAAGAGCTTCAT